TTGAGCTGGATCTCGTCGTTCACCTTCGCTTCCCCGCCACGTTGGCCACGGAAGTTCACGCTGAAGTCGCATGGGAACTTGCTGTCGAGGATCTCGGTGACACGTTTGGTGCCGGGCTCGATCCGCATGACATCGACCTGCCCACTGATGGGTACTCCAAAGAGTTGGCCTGGTAGTGTGCAGAGCGCACGTCCTTCGCCATGCTCGGTGATGAAGTGTTCGGGGCTCCAATACCGGGTTGACACGGCGTGCATCGCAGTGCCCCGACGCATAGCGAATGACTCTCGTGGGTTGATCCCATAATCATAAGTGACCTCGATGAATGTCTGTCGAGGGCACCCCATCGTGCGTGTGGTGGTGAGGTCCAGCCCAGCATGTCGGACATCATTAGCGATGCCTTCAGCTATGAATCTCGCAAGCCAGGGCTGGCATGAATGGCGACCTTTGGGGCCTGATCGATCGGTATCGAAGTAATCGAACGGGACTCGGTCACCGGTGATTGGATGTATGAAATGTGTTGCTGGCATGGCGTCACCTCTCACTGCCTATACGGCCAGCCTCAACAATGGGAATGTTTGCTTCAGTGGGCACGTAGATGATCTTTTGAATCGCTCCATTCTCCATGGCATCCCCGAAGGCTCCGATGAATTCTTGTAGCCGGTATTCAGGGTACTGCTGTACTGCATCACCTACGACTGCGATGGCTTCAGCTCTGAGCTTAGCGGATGCGACTTCAGCTTTGGCATGCTCTATCATGATCAGCTTTTCTTGCTCAGCGCGTTTGAGTTTGGCTTGTCCTCCAAGACCTGACGCCCACACTTTGTAGACGGGAAGGCCCCAAAGCACCAACGCCAAAAGCATGATGCCGACAACAACGGCGCTTGCGGTTATTCTTATTGCGTTCTTATTCATGTGCGTATCTCCATGTGCTCGGGCCACCTCGCTAGGGGCCACCTCTTCGCAGGCCACCCGCTCGCAGACTCGCCATCACCCAACGAGGGTCGAATAACGTGAGCGAACGAGTGCGAGCGGGTTGCCATTGTGGGATCAGTCCTTGTTCAGTTTCTTCAGCTCACTGCGGAGCCACATCAAGGCACCGGCAACGGGCAGGTCGGGGTCGGAGAAGTTGGTGTACACCGTGCCTCGGTACATGATGCTGGTGTTGGCCTGCAGCATGGCGAAGCAGAGCTGTGCGACCGAGTTCATTTCCGGTAGTTCCATTCCGTCGAGTTCTTCCACTGGCTTATCTCCTTGCTAACGTAGAGTGGTTAATAGATTTCGGTATTCAAGTACCAGATTACGAGTACCGTGTGCCGTTTGGGAAACCACACCCATCCCCACCCAACGAAACGCGGCAGGAGGACAACCGACCGCGCACCATCCAGGGCGAATCAACCCTGTCGTCGAGTGGGGTGGATGCAGGAGCAGGCCATGAGCAAAGCCCGCTTCTCGACGCACACGCAGGCAACAACAACAACCTCGTGTGCGGCTTATCTTGTAGTGTCCTCCTTCGCATGGCTTATCGCGCGGCCTCTTCCTTCTGGTTGGGAAGGACCACGGCACGCCAGTTCGACATGCCCTTCTTCGGATGCGAGTGCCCGTAATAGGACACGAGCCGGTTGCGCCAGAACGTGATGCCCTTACCGTTCTCGTCCTTCTTTTGCTTCCCGGTCTCGGGATCGTTGACCGGCTCCTCAGTGAGCTTGATCTCCGCGATCACTTCCTTGCCCGACCACTTCTCGTAGCGGATGAACTGCCCCATGATGCGGCAACGATCGTCGGGATCGAGTTCCTCCAACCACGCTTTGACCTCGGCCCTGAGCGTTTTGGAATCGATGTTCGCTTCACTCGGCGTGAATCCTTCGAGCGCCTCGTGGTCGGTCTCCATGCCGGTGACCTGTCGTGTGAGGTGTGTCAGCAGGTGTAGGGTGCCACCGGTCAGCCAGACCGTCATGTCCATGCCGCCCAGCTCGATGCCCTTGTAGGGGCCAGCCAGGATGGTCAGGGTCTGTTGTAAACCTGGAGTGCCCTTAGTTGTGGACGGTGTGATGGCTGGATCACCGAGCGTGACGACCACCGGGTACCGAGAGGTCGGTACAAGGTCGGTGGGCTCCATGCTTTCGGTTTCACCGAAATCGTAAGACATAGCTTATCTCCTTTGCTTGGTCCCACTTGATGTGGGGTTTATTACTCTTTGAGTTTTTGTTCGTATGGTAAGTCGCCGTCAGACAGTTCGTCAACGGCGTCGATGAGGCTGTTGATGACTTTCCTGAACTGTTTGTTGCGTTCCTTTTGCGCGTCCACTACGGCTTGGAGCCCATTCTCCGTGACATAGAGTCCTTGGATAAAGGCTATCCGTTCAGATAGGCTGCCGATCCGATCATGGTGTCCCTGCAACCGCTCGTCCACGTCCTTGAACTCATCCAACTTAGGTAGTTGCGCGAGCACCAGTCGCATCTTTTGATGGAGCTTGAGGGTTTCGTGCGCTATGCCGTTGACGTGGTCGGCAAGGAAGGCCACTCGCATGTCCACATCTTCCTGCACGTCTACAAGGTGGGGCTCGGTCAAGCATGCAGGCGGTTCAGCTGGTTGTGGTTTGCCGACATGAGTGAACTCAACTGGCCGGTTTAGCTGGTCCTTAATGAGTTCACGGGTGCCTGGCATGGAACCAACCTGGTAGTCAGCGGTGGTCTTTTTATATTTGGTGAGCGTAAACCTCGTCACCGTCGCACAATGCGGGCACGCACCTATGAATGCTGTTTCGTATTTGGGCATGGTTTAGTCCTCCTTCACCCCATAGTAATCCACCAACTTCATGAACATCTCTCCAATATCAGGACCACCAGCATCCGCGCCCGGTCCCTTCACCACTGGATCGAACATCTCAGCCGGTGCCTTGGCATACCACGCATCAGCCGCGCAGGTATGCACGTTGTACATGTGACCTTCATCTGTGAGAGCAGCCGTGAGCCTGAACACGGTGTTGAACGCATACGCTACTCGATTCAACGACAGCCGTCCCGGCAATAGCGGCGCGTACCACAGCTTGTCCTTGATCTTGGTGTCCACTTCCTCGCCCACAGTGGCGACGATGTTGACCGGTGGAATGCCAAGCTCGTCGCTGGCGATCCCAGCCGCGTCCCTCAAATCCTTGGCGAGCATGATGGTGGCCTCACCGACTGCGCCCCACATTTGTAGGGTTTTGGCAGCCGTATATTCAGCACGCTTCTTCGCATGTATGAGGTCGCCCGCTTCCATCAACCCATCGATGCAGATCGCACCAATGCGCTTGCCCTTGTGCTCTCGATACTGTCCGGCAGCCACACCATCAATGACTGCCATCAGGCGAGCGTATCGTTCAACCGGCGTGGACCTGCGAGGTTTGCCGTCAACGATAGTGGGTTTACAGATCGGGATGCGAAGAGGATTGAACCGGGCGACCTCTTGCCATTTGTTCTCGACATCGATGTACAACGTGGAGAGGTCGTGTGCAGCTAGAGCTTGGATGATCCGCGCAATGGCGTATGACTTCCCGGCCCCAGACCCACCCTGCAATAACAACGAGATACCACACCGCACATCAGTGGTCTCCTCGATCTCAGGTGCGTTGATCTCAGGTGCGCCTGCAGTTTTCTTTGGTAGTCCCGGCATGACCTGCGGACGTGCAAGGGGTGGCATTGCCATTAGGTGTCCTCCTTTATCGAATGTACCGCATGCTATCAGCTGCAGTACATGTGCGTCAACAGCTAAATGCTAAGCTGATGAAAAAATTTGTCCTCGTAACGCACGCATCACATCAGACGTGACCCGTTTGGTTTGCACAATTCGGTACTGGATTACCCGCCAAGCTTCACGACGCATGGTCTTCGTCTGCCAGTAGTTGTTGAGAGCTGAAAGCACACGTTGTTGATCAGCAGCTGGAAGTGTCCATCTGTGTTGTCGTTCTGACCACGTACCCGTGTCAAGCAGCTTCGTTAGCGCGATTGCGACAGGCTCATCAACGCACGCGTAGACGATGACGGCAATCACGTCACCGTCTTTAGTGCGGAACACGATGCGACCGGAGCCTTCGATGACTCCAGCCGCCCATGCGAGCACGTCCACCTGTGGACGCTTAGCCACTCTTAAGATCCGTGAGCAGCGAGCCGACAGCTGCGACGACCAGGCCGCACCACTCGACGACATTCTCAGGTGCATGTCCGAGTGCGATGATCGCGCCCGCGATTACACTCACGAGGGTGAGTAACCGGCGGACCCAGTTTTGAGTAGTGAAGATCGTGATGCCTTGCTTTCCATTGGCCATGATATGCCTCCTCTAGTCATCAACGTATGTGACTTTGTTTTCTCTGCATAGCAGCTTGACGTTACGAGAAATGGTTGACACCACCTTGTGCGTATCTTGCCAGACTTTCTTTTGACCAGGCTGGCCGGGGATTTCTTCAGCGTGCCACCGGTCAACTCGGTCGATCACGTCTGACATGCCTTCGATCTTATCACCGTAGGTCTTCATGATCTCGGTCTGTTGGTGCATGGCTACTGACAATTTCGTAATCGCTCGCTCGACGTTCGCTTCATGGACGCTCCCGTTGAACTTCGGGAACTTGAACTTGATCAGCATGTCGAAGGCTTTCAACGTGATGAGCACGCCTCCTACCACACCACCAGTTAATAGCGCTGTTACCGAGTTGTCGGGCATGTTGGTACCTCATTGTTGTGTAATCGGCCCAAGCGGTAAGCCTTGGACGTGGATGCAGGCGTTTCCGTCTTTCACGAATAGTCCCATATGCCGACATTCTATCATGAACTTGTGCCGCAGGTCGGCACGCATATCGTCGAGGACGATATCCACAGCCCAGCCATAGAGGTGTTTGCTATTCTCGTGGCCTCCGACAGCGGTGTTGCGTTGCTCAGTGCGCCACCAAGATGTGACTGATCCTTGATGCCGGGAACAGAGCACGTTGATCCGCTCTAGGAATTCAACTCGTGTGCGTGGTGCCATGAGGAAAGTCATTTTATTTTCTCTTTCACTTTCACTTTTGGCCGGGCCACACTCAGCACATCCTGCGCGTTCTCACCCAATCCAGCGATCCAAGCTTTCCGCGCTGGCTCAGCTTCGCAGTCCAGCTGAATCGACTGTTGACCGAACAACATCAGATACACCTTCGGTGGATTGTCCCACTCTTCGATTGCCATGATGGCCCAAGGGTTGACCATCAAGGTGCGGCCATCACGCTCAGGTAACTTGATCAGTTTCATCTGTTCTTATCCTCCGTTATCAGTACTCAACGCTCAACGCCCTCCTGCTCGAAGCTCGCTAACGCCCTTCGTCAGTGACAGGCTTATTGTACACCAGTGGCTTGCAATAAAGACCGGTGTGGTTCGCTGTGCATTCAAAGGTTATTGGGTGGGGGCAGGCAGGTATGGCGGTGTCTTTTTGATTGGCACCCAACCACAAGCCTACGAGCGCTCCGCAGCCCCACACGACGGTCAAGATCCCAACGTAGAGTATGCGTGTCAGACAGTCGCTCATAGCAGTCCAGCCCTCCTCTCCAAATCCTCTTCGATCTGGGTATCGATGTGCATGTCCAACAGACAGTCGTCACAGTACCCGTCTTGCCCTGCGTCAGTGATGCCCTGGAGTTCGTCTTCAGAGAGCCAGTTGGGGTTGCAGGCTGTGCAGTATGTCTCGTCGTCTTCAGGTGGGTCGAGTGGTGGTTCAGGTGGGAATTGATAGTTCATTTCTTGTCCTCCTGCTCCCGCGCATAAAGCTCATTCGTCGCCATCGCCAGATCCTTGGCATATTGCTGCAACAGGATCTTGTCCCGTGTGATCCGTTCCTCAACCTCCTTCATGCGATTGGCTACCCAATGCGCGTGGAGTTCGAGGTCGGAGTAGCGGGGTCTGTTGTCTTTGTCCTTGTCCATGGGTTGTCCTCCTTATACACATATTCTATATCACCAGTTGCCATTCGTCAACCACTATCTCAACTTTCTCAACCGCTTCTGCAACGCGCTCATCGTCGCCCTCGATGCATCGATATGCTTGAGCGCCCCATTCAGCTTGAGGCAACAGCCCTTGCATGTGTGCATCAAATTCGATGCAGTATTGTGCCCACCCAACGACCATGGCACCCGCTGCCTTATCGCCGTGGCAGGCTTCGAGCACCTTCGCCTACCCAATCTCGCCTGGCACCGATCCTTGGATCGCTTACGCAGCTCGTACACCACCTCCAGAGACACGCGAGAATCGTCGCCACGGGCCGATGCCTTGCAGTTGAGCCTGGTGGCCTGCCTAGCGCACATCTGGCAGTGACGGCAGCGTGGGGCCGGTCTACGGGCCATGTCCCTGACGATTATGGCAAAGCGCTCGATCGGGAGCGTGCGGTCGCATGCTTTACAGTGTGCTTTTTCTGGTAAGTTGTTCATTCTAAACCCCTTGAGATGCGCCATCTAAATGCCGGGCGACCTGCAGTGGACAGTATACACCAGGTTTCGCTTCGATACTGGTGAAAAGCGAGAGCATTGTAGATATCCTAGCAGCAGCGTCTCGGCATTTCACGGCAGAGCGAGGGTATGTGTGCATGCTTTGTCCTTTTGTCCTCAATAACTTGCGAGAATTTTTGGCGCTGTCGTGAAATTCCTATCTGTAGAGTAGATATAGAGGGGAAAAGTAGAGGATTTGTAGGTATGCAGGAAAGGTTTCAATTATTATATTTCTTATATTACATAATATTATTACACCCACCCAACCCGTTCTTATAATTCCTTCACTTTTGATGTCTATTTTTATTATATAGATAGAGACCTCACGGCATTCCGGCAAATCGTTGTAAGTCGTTGAAAGATAAGGCACCACCGCCGGTACCCGTACCCTTGTGGTGTCGTGTGGTGCCGGTAGGCGACAGCTAGGAATCCTAGCAGGATCGTTGTTTTTGGGATCTTTTGGCGTGTTTTTGGGTCTCAAATGTCCACCGCCCTCGGCACGGCACCCGGCGTTGCGTCCTTGTGGGTTTGTTTTCAACATGTTACGCATCTCTAGCCCTATCGCCCACGCTTGCTCCACTCAGCAATGAGCCGAGATCGTTGCGATTTGTCAGCTGCGAATGTATACGATTTGAGCATCTCTTCCAGTGTCATCTGTGCCGCAGTTGGTGAGCTGTGGCGCGACAATATTGTAGATCGAGACATGATGTAATGCGTACCTTGTTTTGTGATGATGTGAGGGATCTTTTTATCCGTCACGTTGCACCCGCTCAGCCTGTTGCCGACAGTGTTCAGCTTCAAGCTTAGCCCAGGTCTCGCGCACAACAGGATGCCAGAAGTTTTTGACAGGCTTCCCAGGTTCCCAGTTGTCCACGGCCCATTGTTGAAATTCGTCCAGCTCCGTGGTATTGAGCGCACGGAACATCAAGTCCGGCATGGTGTCGTTTTCGTTTGTCATCGCTCAGTCCTCCATGTTGGCTTATTTGAGACCTATTTCGATGAGGCTCCTCACCGCCTCCTTGAGGTCGCGCACATCGGTACACCGCCGCAGGTATGCTTTGCGATAGGCGTCGCGATCCGCCTGCAATTTCTCCAGATCAGCCTTTGACTCAGCCAGTTCGCGTTCCAGTCGCTTCATCGTAGGCTCAGAGATGTTCGAGGGTTTCCCGACCGCATAGCAAAGTCCGCCACATTCCGGACACTCGCCTGCCGGAACCTCGCTTCCCGCGTCGACTCGCTGACCGAAATCTCGGATGCTTTTCAAATCCTGAATCTTGAACGGACCTTCGTCGCAATTGTCGCATTCTGCCGATCCATATCCGTAGTCGTTGCTTATCGCCATATTACTCATTACAGTTCACTCCCCTAGTTCACTATTCTGATCCATCCCACAGTGCTGGCACCGGTACCATTCCAGATACCCTAACGCACCGAGATACACTAACGGCCCGTTGCAGAGAGTGCAATATTTTTGTTCCATGGTTTTGTCCTCCGTCTATACGTGTTTACAACTCACGCACGCTGTTGCACATTCTGGGATTTGAAATAGCCCACAGCTGCACGCGTGGGTCTTGATCCACTCTTCTTCCACGCCTTCAATCTCGGTCGATTTGTTGTTCAGTTCTTCTTCGAGGTTCTCAATCTCATAACCCAAACGGAGCACTTTCTCAATCATTTGGTTGTTGGTCATCGTGTCCTCTATTTATGGTTGTGTATGGGAGCCTATTACGCGTCATTCTTCGCCAGAATCTCGAACATCTCCTTACCGCTTATCGGATGGTTTCTGTTGCGTCGCAACCGATGGTGCCATTCACCGTGCAGACCTTCGTACCCGTTCCAGTCATCTCGGCCCGGCTTTTCGTCCAGCAGGCGGAATTCGCTGTACGTCGCTCCTTCTTCTAACAGTACACGGTTGACGAACAACCGTTCGTGCGCGTCGGTCTTGAAGTCCGGTACCACGTTGTTACCGAGACGGCACACAACCGCCTGGCAGATTCGGATATCAGGTCTCTTTCGTTGTGTCATGCTGCCACCTTTCTCCCGTTCTTATGAAACGGGTAGCTAACATGCAAAACCTCTCTATTCCAGCATGCGTCACAATCTCCACAGGTGCCGTCTTGTTCGTAAGCTGGACATATGTGTGCATCAGGATACACCGATGGATCAGTATGCACCGTGGATATGGGCCGGTCGCTCACCGACATAGGCACCTTTTGATTTATCCCAGGTAGTGACAGCCGTGCGCACACATTATCCGGCCACACATTGCGCCGCTCGAATGCTATCAGCCACCCGCGTTCCTTTGTCGGTAGCCAGTGCCGCGTGTCAGGTGTCCGTTCGGCTATCGCTTTGATAATGCGTAGCATAGCCGCATCCGCTAGATCCCCATCTGTAAACCAGCGCATTCGCTCACGTCGTCCATCACCTAATATGCGCACAAACGCCGCCTGATATTCAGCTGGATCTGCTTCTCGATATGCGTCCATACGCCGAGCCTCTGCGATCTTGGTTGTCGAGAACCTACAACAGCCATCGAATCCGTAGCATCCCTCGCGGCAAATAGTGCCCTTCTTTTTGCGCATCTTACTGCCGGTGTGGCACTGTCGCGGGTCAAACGCCAGGCACTCCACACCGGCGGACATTTTCGATGCCGATGTACTGCCACCGATCGTCAAATATGCGTCACGAATTAGCATGCTTTCACCTATTGATCAGTACATTCAACGCACAGGTCGATACCTAAGCTTTTGTTGTGATGGAATCCAGGTAGGCCACAAAATTCGCACGGTCCCAACTTGCGCGGTTTCTTAGTTGGAACGGGCCCGAATAGCATTTTCTTGGTCTTTACCGGTAGGGGCCGGTGTGTATCATGCAACTTCGTTAGCCGGTCGAACCGTATCAGGATATGAAGCCCGACGGTTTCTGCATCCTGTTTGTTGATCAGCTGTTGCCCATCGAAGATAGACGCTAGTTGGAAATCTTTCCCTGTTTCCCAGGCATACCGCGCTAGACCGGCGGTCTTGTAGTCGCGGCCATACGCGGGGATTACTTCTTTTGTTTTGTTCATCTTGTGTGCTCCTATGCTTCAGCTTTAACGATTGAATTGTCAGTAACTTTCCCGCACGGTACCCTATAGACCGGATACGGGGCTTTACCACCCTCAAACCAATCATGTCCAAGGCAATATGTTCGTGCGCCGTCTTCAGTGGGCGAGTCTAGGTTTCCAGCGCCGGGAACGCATGGGCTACAGAACCTCGTATGTGTGTAGAATGACGATTTCAGAACGAACACGTCCGAATCAAGACAATCGACTAGAGAGTATTCTGAATCGGTGTACTCGAATCCGCTAGACTCCTCTGCGTACCATTCGGAATCATCGTCAGAAACGAAACCGCACGATTCGCACGCCATCGGCAGGTTGTTGGGATCTACTTCGAATCCACATTCCGGACAGTTTGTAGGATAGATAGATCCTTCTACCAGAACATCGTCTAATGCTTCTGGCAGAATGCTGTGTTGTGAAATAACACCATAGTGGATGCCAGTTTTTAGGTTGATGTTCGTTTGGCCTAGGCCATAATCTATATCCATGGTTTTATCCTTTATTGCTGTAGACTGTCTAACACTTCAACGGCAGAGATACCGCTGTAGACTGCATCGGTGATGCTGCCAACAGCGGCGTAGACCGGTTCGCCGTACTGGTAGCGTTTCCGCTCGGCTTTGCACATCTTGTGCGCTAACGTGTGCGCTTTATGCAGCAATGCTCTGATTTGATCGAGTTGCTTTTCTGATTTGTCTAGCATGGTTTCCTCCTATTGAAAGTGTGCCTTATTTATACACTGCAATTGCACGCTAGTCAACAATTTCAGTAGACCAATCTAGTCTTTTATTCAACCATGCTTTGGCACACCTATTGCTAACGGCGAGCACGAACATAAAGCGAAAGCCACCATATAAAGAGATCAAGTACTCGAATGCCGATAGTGCTCACGTCTCACCAGCTGGCCACACAGCGGAGATCTTTATATCAAGGTAGATGCACCCGTGCGTATATCGCCACGCCACACCGGCCACACAGCGCGACAGCGTCACACTACATTCGCCTTACTTACGTGCTAAGCGAAATGGCATGTTCATTGCATATCCACATATCCTAGCAAACCGCATGCCAAAATGGGTTAACCTTGAAATTTTGAAGTAGCTCAATTTGGTACTGAAATACCGATATAAGCTGTAGAGTACGAAGGTTAATTCATGTATGCGACACATTTGATGCACCTATTACGGTACTACAATACCTTAATAGCACGGTAAACTGGTACATCTGGTACCACAATACCGAAATAGGTGGGCGCGTGGGTCGCTTGATAGAAGGTAAACAGGTACTCGAATACCGCAACAACACCACTGCCGTGTGCGCAAACAGGTACCACAATGCCGAAATGAACGGGGGGTAGGCCCCCCTTCCACCACGACCGCCGTACCCCCCTAAAGAGTTGCAAAAAATGTAGCGCAAAATTTGAGATGTGCTGAAGGAATTTTAACTATCACAAAATCGATCTAATACTATATGCACTTTCGCTTTAGTTTCGTTCTCACGATATCCTGTGCCAACCCAAACCGCATCATTAAAGACTCTTTATAGGGGGGATTGTAAGGGGGGAGGGAAATATAGTTCCCATTAACTCTCGACCTCGGTTTTACGCAACAACTCCCCCTCATCAAGCACAGTTATTGCGTGAAAGAATTTACGTCTTGACCTACCAGCCCACATCACCGTATCCTACCTCCATGCCAAGACCACGAAAGTACGACTTCGGTTGCATCGAACGAGCGCCGGTCTACGCTTACATCGAAGACCCAACTCCAATGCAACTCGCCGCTGACGCAGCTGACGCCTACGAACACGAACGCCATGAATCCATGGACATGATCGTCACACGCAAATACAGCAAAGACCGCCGTCGCAAATTCGCAATCGACCCTGTAGTCCGTGCCCGCTACGCTCAAATCTGTCGCCTCATCCTCTCAGACAACCTCACCGATCGTGAAGCCATCGCACGGCACGTCGGGATCACCAAGAACCTGCTCCAAACCCACATGGACGACCCGCAATTCGCCGTCATCTTCAACGAACTCCTCACCGACGTATACTCCAGCATCGACAAGACCCTCGCGTGCGAAGCCTCCGAGCCCGTCATCCGACAACGCGCCATCTACATCCGCAGCCAAACCCTCCTATCAGAGACCATCGAACTACTTCGCGACCGCATCGGCATGGACTCAGCTGGCGAACGTCGCATGGGAGCAGGTGAAATCCGTGCCGCCATCGACGCATCGAAGACCGCATACGAACAGTCAGGAATGGCTGCCCAACCAGGCCAGGGCAACGCATCAAACGTCACACCTTTCCGTCCCAACAAGATCCAGGCCAACAACATGAAAGACGCTATCCAAGAATCAGGTCTCGACATGTCAGACGTACTCGCAGACATCGTTGACGTAGAACCTGAAGAGGTCGAAGTGCAATGAGCAACAATAACGGTGACCTCCCCACCTACGATTCCATCGCCGCCGAACTCGGCATCACCCGTCAACAAGCCCAAGAGACCTGCATCCGCGCCCTCAAGAAGTTCCGCCGGGAACTCGCCATGCGTGGCATCAACGAACGCACCTACTTCAAGTGGCTCCGCGACCGAGAACGCGACCCCGACCACCACGTCCCACCCCACATCTACCTAGACGCATCCAAGGATTGACCGCCCGTGCCTGAAGCCTACCAACTCACGCACGACGCCGTCGAAGACGCTCGCAAACGTGGCGACACCCGCGCCAAGATGTACTACCGCGCCGCCGTGCGCCGATCCCTCTACGTAGCCGTCAAAACCATCACCTGCTTTGCGTTCTGCACCAAGTCCAACCCAAACCTATTCACATACGACACGCATTTTGGCCCCTGCGAATGGGTCCAATGGGTCATCACCACCAAGAAACGTGGCCTCTTTGAAGACCCCCGCAAACACGCCAAGTCCACCATCACCACGCTCACCGTCCCTTGGTGGCTCAGCATCCAAGTCCCTGACGCCGAACGTGACTCCCCCGCCGAATTCGACCGAGCTGCCCGCTTCATCGACGACCACCCCCACCTCAAAGGAGCCGACTCCCGCCTCGCCATCGGAAGCGAGTCCAAAAAGATCGCCACCCGTTGGAATGCTGCAGGCCGCGAACAGTGGCTACGCAACACCAGCCTCCGTTGGCTATTCGACGAACGTGTCTGGACCAACCCCAACAAGCCCGACTACGGCACCTTCTCTCGCGAGGAATACGTCCTCCCAGGTCGCCTCGACCCCACCAAACCCGACCCCTACTGCTGTGCCATCGGCATCGACTCCCGAGAAGTCGGCGGTGCCAAAGACGGCATCATGTTCGACGACCTCGTAAGCGAAAAGTCCTACGGCTCACCCACCGAACTCCAGCGCCGCACCGACTGGTTCCGTCTCCAGTCCCAAACCTTGGAGAACCAAGACTATGACGACCCCTACGGCGGCTTCCTCCTCCTCACCGAGAACCGTTGGGCCTTGGACGACCCCAACACTCACGTTCACAAAGAGCTTCACGACTGGGCGATCTGGCGACGATCCGCCTATCGGTGCTACGTCCATGACTTCGGCAACTGTGGTCGTTGGTCAGGCGATGACGACTCCGATTGTGCTGAGCGTGATGAAGGCATCTGGCCAGAGCGCCACCCCAACCTAGAGAACATCCGTCGCGACAAGGGCGACATCATCTTCGACATCCAGTGGCGCAATAACCCTGTTGCTCACCCCATCATGGATGCCTCCAAATTCATCCCGTTCCGTCTTGAAGTCAGAGCCGTGAACACCGACCGTGGCGTGAACCGTGAATGGGTAGCCGTCATCGACGAGCAAAAAGACTCCGACACAGGCGAAGTCTTCATGGCCCCCGAGACCATTCCACTCACCCACCTCTACTGCCACCGCATGTCCATCGACCCCGCTGCTGCCGACGACGATTCAGAAGCACGCAAAAAGGGCAAGACCGCCCGCCACTGCATCTCATGGTTCGCGCTCGACAAAGCCCGTGGACTGGTTCTCAACCTCGATGTCGCCGCTGGCCACTGGGGACCAGAAGAAGCCATCAAGCGCTACTACGAAGCCTGGATGGACGCATGCGAGAAGCTAGGCCGCCGAGTAGAGATCCTTTGCGAGAAGGTCGCAGCCCAAATCTTCGTAGCCAAGGCTCTCAAATTCTACGCCCAAGAACGCGGCGTCACCCTCGCCCCAGTAGAAATGGTCCCGCGCAAACGTGGTGAGGCGAAATTCCACCACATCCGCAACCGTGTAGGTAACCGCCTTGGACAGCGCAAATTACTACTCCGTGAGGGGCTCTCACTACCACGCAGCGAGGTCCGCCACGCACCCAATGGTACACTTGACTGGTTAGACACCGAAGCTCAATACGAGGAGATCGCTTTGGAACACCATGGAGCATCCGGCACCGACCGCGTCCAACGCTTGGTCCGCAAACGCCTACGCCGCCGACGCATCGCCCGCTCCAATTCCACAGGCGCACCACTCATCTAACCGAACGAGGAGACAGTCATGCCACGCAAGCCCGTTCCTGGCACCCCACCACGCATAGACGCCGATGTCCGTGCCGAGATCGACATCACAGCACCATTAAAACTCTCAGAACAGTGCATGGAAGACCTCACCTCGTTCATCGAACGCGGCATGACGCTCGTCCACGCTCAACACTCCGCTCGCATGGAGAAAGTTGAACGCTGGCGGAAGACACTTTCTGGGGTGAACCCCGACGCCCCGCTCCGGACCGGTGTGTCCAACGTCAGCGTTCCACTCACCATGTGGGCCTCTAACGTCGCACAAGCAAATCTCGAGCAGTCCGTCCTCCCAACACCGCTCCTCAACATCCAACCCGTGGGCAACCCCAAACGTGGCGAAGACGATTTCACCCTACCCACCAAGAACCTCGCCAAGTTCCTCGAAGCAATGCTCCGCAACAAGCGTGCTCTCGACGGTGAATCAGTAATCAGCCAAGTCAGCCAGGACCAAACCGACTGGGGCCTTGGTGCATGGAAGGTCGCCTACACCCAAGACTCAGTCCGCAACGTAGGCGTCACCGAATCCAACGAGACCATCCAAGCCATCGAACGCGGCACCGCACGCTGGTACTTCATTTCATTCGACGATCTCATCTTCTGGAACGGGTACGGCACCTGCGTCAACGAGATGCCTTTCGTGGGCCACACCGTCCGCAACCGCACCTGGGGCTCCATCCTCCAATGGGTGGCACTCAACCACTACTACAAAAACGCTGCGATGGACATCGAACGCTTCTTCGCAGACGAGGACCGCGACCTTCCCGCCCTCCATCGCCAACACGACATCGACGAACTCTACCTCGACTGGGATGTCAACGAAGACAACATCCTCGAATCCATCGTCGTCGATTGGCACAAGAAAGCGAACAAGATCCTCCGTGTAGCCTGGAACCCCTTCGGTGCCCGTCGCCCGATCGTCATGGTCCAATACGCACGCTCGCCTCGCCAAACAGACGGCCAAGGCCAGGGCGTATGCGAAGTCCTCCAATCCCCACAAGAGGAAGCGAACTCCATCCACAACATCGGTATCGAGGGAGGCAAACGCGGAATCGCGCACCTCGTCGTGGTCAAACAAGACCGCGCCATCGCAGGCGAGATCGGTGGCGACGAGGGCGTTCTCCCTGGCACGGTCGTGGCCACAGAAGATCCTGACGAAGACGTTGAGATCTACCCACTCGGTGACCCTCAAGCCGCAGCCCAAGCCATCGCGCTCGAAGAACTCAACCGCGTCTACGCAGCTCGTCTCCTTGGCCTCGATGAAACAGCCGTGGGCAACGTCGCTGCAGGCAAGCGCGTCCCAGCCGCCATCGGTGTACCTGCAATGAAGGCAGGCCAATCAGTAGGCCGCCGTGCCATCAACTCCCTCGCAGACGGTATGCAAGAAGGCGTCTACCTCACCATCGAACTCTATCGCAAGCGCATGCCCACTGAAGCCTTACGCGCCATGTTCTCCGACGAGGAGATCCTCCTTCTCAGCAACTACATCTTCAACCTCAACGCCGACACTGCCCGCACACAAGTCGTCATCAAAGTCCTCGCACAAGACGCAAACATCGCAGCCGAAAAACGCAAGACCGAACAGTTCACGATGGTCCAGTTCCTGATGACCTTCTACGAACGCATGGTCGGCTCAATGCAAATGGTGCTCAAACCACAGCTACCACAAGGCGCTCGTGACATCTTCCTTAAGATCACCGAGAAGCTTCTCGCGTCAGCTGAATCAATGCTGAACAGCCTCGAATCCGTCCACGACCCCGCTGAATTCCTACTCGACATCGCTGAACTCAAGGAGTCAATGTCCCAAATCAGTCAGTCAGTCCAAACCGCCGCAGGTCAGCCCCAGGCACTGCCTGCTGGTCAAGAAGATGAGTCTGGATTTTAGCCTCACGCCCCAGCTCGTTGGCGAGTCATCGAGCGGGAGGCGTTGGAGCCCGGAGATACGCGCATGAGTACACACCTAGATGTCGCATACGACGACGACCTGTTAGCAGAAGAACGCAAAAGGATCAAAGAAGCTCTCGCGGATAGCGCATATGCGAATTTGAATCCCATGCCGCACAGGCTTTTGACCACATTACCAATGATCCCAGGAGCGCGGCACCAAAGGCTCTTGCCTGGGAGCACTCTATATGCCCCAGGGGTCGATGACCGGGCGCGTTCCACCTGGGGCCTCTGTGCGGTCGTCCTAAAGGCAGGCGCTGATTGCCACCCCTGGCTCGTCCAAGGCATCCGTGTCCTCATCCCAGAACACTGCGGCGACATCATCTGCGAAGACGATCGTCAAACCGCAATCCTACTCATCGGTGATGGCGACGTGATGGCGGTCCTTGAAGGCCAATGGGCCACGCCACGATCGAAGGCATCGTGAACCCCGCCACAAACCTCTCCGACGACGAATGGATCGCGGTCCGTGAACAGGCCGAGGCCCTCAAGAACACCCCCTTCGAGCGTGCCTGGCTCGAATACGTCGATCGCCTGATCGTCCGCGACTGCAATGCCAAACACGACTGGAAATCCCTAGAAACAGCCAAATGCCACGCCATTGGCCGCGAAGACGCCTATGAACATGCTAAGATGGTATTAGAGCACCTAATTAACCGTGCTCAGGAGATACTAGGCGACGGCCAAAGCGCAAGAAGGAGACGAAATGCCAGACGACGACCCGAAAACTCAACAAGCCGCTGATCAGCAAGCCGACTCTGACGCCAAGGGCACCGACGACACTCCGCGCCCGGCCACCGTCGAAGACATCAAGCTGGTAGCCGACAGCATCAAAGAGGGCCTGGCCGCCCAGGGCAAGACGCCCGTCGCACCACCTGCCGACGCTCCGTTCGACGCTGAAGCTGAACTTGCTGCCGCATACGAACAGCACCAAAAGGACAGCGAGACCGGTGACTACGGTGCCTCTCAAGCGCGTCTCGACAAGCGAAAAGCCGAGATCGACGCCGAACTACGACGCCGCAACCAGGCCCCCATGGAAGAGAACGAACTTCTAATCGGCGGCATGGACATGGCCCGGCGAGTCGCCCGTTCCGAGAACAAAGACATGTTCGACGCCTACGGCTCCGAGATCGAGGCCGAAGTCGCCAGCATGCCCGTCACCAAGCGCATGAATGTCAACGCTTGGGAGACCGCAATCGGCAACATCCGCATGCGGCACCACGACGAGATCATCGCAGCTGAGGTCTCTGCCAAAGTCGATGCCCAAGTAGCCAAGGAAAAGGAAGCTTGGGGCGCTCCCATCAATGCTCCCGGCGCACACCAAGGTGGCCCCGGTGCTGACACGCACGGTTTGGGCACTGACGACCTGATCGCCGCCAAAGCACTTCGCATCACCCCAAAGAACTTTGCTGCCTCGAAGGAAGTCTGTGAGACGAAACACGACCGCAAGAAAGGCGGCGTGCCCATCCTTCCTGAGATCGACCCTGACGACCCGTCGCAGCGCATCAAACCGGGGCAGTTCTAATGGACCGCGCACAACGCTACAAGATCGACAAGATGCGTAACGAGCAGGCTGTCGTCAAGGTTCCACAGCGTCAGGTCAAACCTGAATCGGACACCAAGACGACCAACCCTGAAGCCGCACGTCGTGAGCGCGACGATCGCCGCCCCCTCCACAACATCAAACTCTCGTAAGGAGCCTTCATGCCACGCGTAAGAGTCCTCACCCATCAGACGGTCATCGAGATCAAAGAGTACGACCGCCTGAAGAAGATCGAAGCCGATTACCTGGCGCTCATGGCCAAGCCGAAGCCTGCGCCCACCAAACCCACCAAACACATAAAGCCGCCCAAATTCACGAAACCGAAAGGAGCGTGATCCGTGCCCTACCAACCAAGTGGAGAAAGAGACGCGCTTGAGCTACCGAACTGGTCGCTCAAAAAGAAACGCACTGTCTACCACGACAAGCATTTCCGTTGGATCAACAGCTCCGACCAACAGAACATGGCCATGCACCTCCGTGCCTACGGCGAGAATCCCGGCTACGAAATCACCCAAGGTGCAACCGTCCAGGACACCGAAAAGATCTGCGGGGAACTCGGCCTCAACGAAGCCTACATCGATCGCGCACGCAACCGCATCGTCTATGGTGACCTCGTACTCGCCTGGCTCCCGATGCACGAGCGCGAACGCCGCGATGACGAGATGCTCTACAAAGCCGCAAACCGCACCAAGGACGCTGACGAAGCCTTCTACGCCCAGTTCCAAGACAACGTGCCTCCTCGAATCGCACGTCCGTTCATCCGCGAAGAAGGCGAAATCGAAGACCGAAAGACTCACGCTACCCGTGATGGGAAGCCGTTTATGTCCACAGCACAGCCACCGGCCAAGACCAAGACCAGTGGCGGGAAAAAATCACCTGCTGCCCCGGCCTGACGCCGAGCAGCCAACAGATAGGAGGGTCTTAAATGCCGCCCACAATGTCAGGCTCGGTTGCTGAGCACTTGACGCCAGGGCTAAGGGAGATCATTGGCACCAACCTCGTCGAGCGCATGACGTACTACTCGAAGTTCTACAACGTCGAGACATCAGAGCGCAAAGCCGAGGAATATCTGTACGCCTCCGGGCTACCGATGGCTGCCTCAAAGCCTGAAGGACTGCCGATCACGTCATACGACGCGCTCGAAGGTGACACCAAGACGTTCACCCACGGCACCTACGGCCTCGGTTTCGAGGTCACCGCAGAAGCCTGGGAAGACGACTTGTATGCAGGAAACGGTTCAGCACTGCGTGACGCCGCCACTGGCCTCAGTGACGGTCTCGCAGAACGCGTAGAAGTCGATGCCCACAAGCCTTTCGGGGCTGAGGGTTTTGACGGCGCGTCCTGGCTCGTTTTACCTACCGTCACGGAAGGTCTCTTCGCCACCTCGCACGTACCCGTAAGCGGTGGTGAAGCTGCAGCTCAGGCCAATCGCCCCAGCACCGACGTTGATCTCAACATGACCTCTTACCGTAACGCCCTGATCCAGTTCGAGAAATGGGTGAACGACCGTGGCCTGCGCATTCCGGCGTACTCTAAGCCCGCTCGTATCATCGTCGGACCTGATCAGCGCTACTCGGCTGAAGAGGTGGTTGGTTCTTCCAATCGCCCAGACACGGCCAACCGTGTCGAGAACGTCTCCCAAAACGCGACGACCGTCGAGGTCACCCCATACATGACCGACGCGGACGACTGGATCATCCAAGGCACGAAGCACAAGATGGTCTTCCTGTGGCGTCGTCGCCCGAAGCTCGACAGCTTCGACGACCGCCGTTCTACTATCGCCGTCTTCGTCGGCACCATGCGCTACGTCGTAGCCCCCGTCAACTGGCTGGGGATGTACGGCTCGGCACCGTCATAAGGAGGGGGTGAGAAATGGCTACACTACTTAAAACTCAGCCCATGAAACCCCGTGGCGGCGCTGGTGGAACAGCTTCCGTCCCACTCTTCGAGTTCTTGGCCGGGGGTGCCATTACTCTCGGTGACCTTGTGGAGTTCTCTTCTGGCGACGTGATCGTCAGTAACACTGACACACCGTTTGCGACTGCCGTTGGCGGTTCGGCTGTCGGCCTCATCGGTGTCGCGATGCACACCGCAGCAAACAACGAACGGGTTAGTGTCGCACTCGCACTTCCTGGTGCCATGTTTGAAGGTGACCTCATCAACGAGGCCACTGACATCGCGTCGGGTGTGTTCGCTACGCACATCGGCATCAACTTTGGCACCATTGAGGACGATGACGGCATCTGCTGCATCAACCTCAACGACCTCGACTTGGGCATCTGCCTCACTCTCGGTTGGGCAAAGCAGGCCAACACCACACAGGACACTGACCACTTGGCGGGCACCGTAGCGGCTGACAATCCGCGCATGATCTTCGTGTTCACCAACAGTGTCTTCTTCCCGTCGCACGACACTGACACGTAGTCCGTAACCCACGAAGGAGGGGGCCTCACCGCCCCTTCCCTCGTACCTCAAAGGAGCACCGCATGCCTGTACTTCCTGACCATATTGGCATAGGTCGGGCAACCGTAACTGGGCCTGCTATCGGTGGTTACATGACGTGGCATGGTGGGCCTTACACCAGCGCAGCCGAAGTGGCTGGTGTGATCATTTGGGGTTTCGTCGCGCCATGTGACATTCGCATCACTGAGATTTCTTGGGTCTGTCCTACGGCGGCTACCGCTAACGTGGACATCATGTTCGCACATAACGCCACGTTCAGCGCCACGAGCGACACCGACCTCTTGGCAGCCGCTATCGCTATTGACGTGAACGAGACCGGCTACGCCCGTGCCGAGTCTGGTGGAACAACCACTATTCCTGAAGCAGCTCGTGACATCGCGAAAGGCCGGTGCGTGTTCATGCACTACACCAGCGATGACGTGCCCGGCGCGGTGGCCAACCTTAATTGGGATGTCACCGGCTACGCTACCGGACACATCAACGCCAACCCGGAGTACGACTGATGCCTACATTGCCGCCTCATCTATACGCAGGACGTACCAATCTAGGTGGACCTGTTGCTGGGACGTACATGGTGTTCAGTGGGAGTTCAATCCTGGCTGCTATCGCGGACGCTGACTTGATAGTTTGGGGCTTCCGTGCGCCATGTGACTTTCGCATTGAGCGTATCCAATGGAGCGGAGGCGACGAGTCCATCACGGCTGACGCGGACCTCGACTTTTATTCAAACAGCGCAGGGTTTACGGTTGCTACAGGCACCGCGCTGCTTGCTGCAACTGTTGCGTTGGATGTGGCCCCGGAAGGCTATGCTGAGGCTGCATCGGGTGGCACTACTACTCTTGTTGCAGCAGCCCGTGAAGTCACTCGTGGTGATGCGGTGTTTGTAGCCGCGACCTGTGATGCTGTTGATGGTGCCATTGAGGGTCAGGGGCACAACGTCCACGTCGTCGGTTTCAGTCGGGGCCATGTCAACACCGATCCTGCATACGATTAGGAGAGTTCCATGTCAGGAAAAATGTTCCCTTCTGGTATCGCGGGTACTGACCGGCGTGCTGCCGCGTCATTGCGTGGTAGGCAAACATATCCTGGACCGGTGGCAGGCGCTTTGACGGTTGTTTCATTTGGGCCTGCCATATTGACCAGCGTAGCAAAGAAGAAGACCTTCACGTTCCAGTTCCCGTTTGACATGCGAGTTGTCGCTGTTGGTTGGTATTGCCGACTCGACTGTACAGCCGCGACTTTGTCTGCGGCGACTGACGACGGTCTTGGTGTTGGTGCTGGACGATTAATGCTGAACGCGGGTGCTACAACTACCATTGACATCCACACCAACCCTTCTGGCGTGGCCGTGTACGACGGCACGTATGACGCAGTGGAGGTGGCATGGTCTTATGACAGCGCTGTTGGTTCGCTAACCGGCCAAAGCCCAGCGGCTGGCGGGTGGGACATTAAAGCGGCTACGCCTAACATTCGACCGTACACACCTGCAGAAGGGTATTTCAAATGCGGCCCTGCTGCGATCTCTGGCGGCGAGGACGATGTCCTCGACCTCTGCATCCAAATCTACGGCTACCCAGTCGGCCACATCAACGCTGACTCCGCGAACGACTAACCCTGTGCTCAACCGCTCACATGTACCCGCCGCGCTACTCGGTGCTATCTTCTTGCGCGTATCTCCACAGGTTGGGCTGGGGAGCGTAGCGGGTGCGCCATGCCACTTCTCCTAACCGGTCCACGTCTCGGCCCGCCTTCGCAAACGGGCTTCACGCTCTGGTGCCAAGCAGTCACTACAGGCACCTACATCCTCGACACTCGTGAAGACGGCACCACGACTTGGGTCACGCAAGACACCCAAGCGATCGACGGCACCAAGTCCAACACCGTGGTCCTTACCGCGTCAGGCTTGACCCCAGGCACCAAATACGACTACCGCATCATGGAAGGCGCGGCAGAACGTTCTACGAATTCAACATGGACCATGCCCGCTTCAGGACGGTTTGTCGTATTTGAATGCGCGGACCAGCACGGTAAAGCGAGTAATCTTGTGGGCTTCACGGACATCCTCTCTTACTGGGAAACCAACTACGAGCCTGACGGCATTCCAGGCTTCATCTTGCAAATCGGTGACTTCGCTTCTGGGTCAGGCATAACGACAGCGGCATCCGGCGTGAACAACTGGATTGCTACTCTCGGGACTTCGGATGTTGAAGACTGTCTTGCACGCCTCCCCGTAGCTTTCCAATGGGACGATTGGGATTACGGTGGTGACAATTCAAGCAGCGACTGGGGCGACTACGACACGATGCCAGACGACGCTGAAACCGTGGCTGACCATATCTGGCGTGACCGACCACAACCAGCATCGCCATCATACGGGTACTCTTTCACTGTGGCCAACGTGCCCTTTATCATCCCAGAAGACAGGTCACAACGCATCACCAAGCGTGATGAATCTGACGACACCGACTACGTACCCCACTGGTCAGGTGACGAGTACCCAAATAACCCCAATCACACTTGTTTCGGATCTGCTCAACGTGAGTGGCTAAAAGCACAATTCGTCGCCTATGCCGATCGGGGGCTTGTGGTACTTACGTTTGGTGGCACACTAAAAGACCCCATAGCTACTGGGTTTGGAACGGGTGTTGGCGCACGCGACAGCGCATCACTTTACTACAAATCAGAAGTGAACGACATTTTGAAAGTCGCGCACGATTACGGCTACAGCGAAAAGAACAGCTTACTTGTGTTTACCGGTGATGACCATCACTCATACTGTCTTGACTGGACATTAGGCGCAGTCAGTAAGATTGACGACACGACTGTAAACCGTCCACCTGTACCCGTTGGCCCCAATTTCCGTGAGGTCAAAACGGCTATGCGTGCTCAGGTTACTGCAGGCGGTCTTGGTTCAAGCGCATTCGGCAACGGCGTAGGCGGTGACCGGGTGCTTTGGCATGGTAGGTCCATTTCCGTGCCAGGTTCTTTCGCGCTTCTCGACATCACTTCATCTGCCAACGGCCGATACGTCACTGCTGTCCTTAAAATCTTACGTTGCACAGATGGTGACTTTGCAGACGGTGACCCCACCTACGACGGCTACGACCCCCATTGGCTATTCATCAACGGTCATTGGTCACACGTAGATTCTGAAACCGCCAGCACAACCACATTAGCCGAGAACGCCCCCGGCCCACAACGCCGCAACCACGACCGCGCCTTCGTAGACGAAATCATGGGCACCCTCCACCCCGAATCATCCATGCTCGAAGACCGCGACCAGCGCCTGCGCCTCTCAGACGACATCGACGACTTCGACCACGAAGAATGGCGCGAGATCACCACCATCCGCACCGAATACGAGCCACCGGAGCCATGATCCATGGCAATATTCACCCCACCCGATGGCCAATACATCATCGAAAATTCCTTCGAGACCGTCGCAGCCTGGACCTTAGATCCCGGCGCTACGCTCATAACGTCCGCCATGCGCTCAGGTGCCGCCAGCGTAGAGATCGCAGCCGCAGACGACTCCAACCTCCTACTTGACCCAGGACACGAACTGGGCGACGTGTGGACCTACACCGGCTTCGGTGAACAGTCCTCAACCGAGGTCTACGAAGGCGACTACTCCTGCCGTCTCCGCACCCGCAACGGCTTCGGCGGCAACCAAGAATCCGACACTTGGCAATACCTCTCAGTGGACTCAGACACCTCGTACACCTTCTCCTGCTACACCAATTCAGACGCCGCCATCAACGTCGAATGCCAGATCTACTACGACCCCGGCACAGGCGTATGGAACCTCCTACGTGCCCTCGCGCACGATGACTTCACCGGCTGGGCGCACATCTCAGATCCCACAGTGCTCTCATTCGACACGATCACAGCTGGCGCTCCACTCACAGGCGGCATCCGCATCGTGAGCCAAGCCAGCCTCATCCCGATCATCGTGGACGACTGGTACGTAGACAACTGCATGCTCACTCGCCAGACCGGTCGTGCCACCCAGGTCACCTCCCAAACAGCTTCAGCTGGTGACCGCGTCTACGCCAGTGCCTTCGCTAATCTCGTGAGCGGCACCGGCAAGATCATGCTCGAAGTCTTTGAAGGAACAGAATCAAAAGGTGCTGTCACGTTAGACGAAACAGGTCAGATCAAATGGATTGATCGTGACCCGGTCTTTAACTTGACCACAGAGTTGTACACCGCCTCCGCCGACCCACGCCTGACGTGGCAGCACTTCGGCTTCTCATTCCTCGCATCCGGCACAGGCGCGCTCACTATCCGTCTCCAAGGCACAGGAGGCACATCAACCTGGCGCATCGATGATGTCTCACTCGCCTCAAATCCTGTGGAGATACCAGTTACCTGGCCCGAGAATGGCCGATCGCCCATCAACTGGCAACGATCGTACATCGACAGCATCCAAGGTGACGGCCTACGCTACGAGTCCGAGTTCGAGCGCACTCCTAATGGCGAGCTGCGCCGTGGCCTGGACCTAGATCAACCCAGCCGAGACGACTATCCACCCCGCTCACCACGCGAGCCTACGGTATAATGGGCGGGAGGAGACGCTATGACACCTGACGAACTCATTACCTTGACCCAACAGCATGTCGGTAACCGCTCATCAGCGACCATCACCGACGCCTGGTACCTGGCCCGCGTCCAGTCAGGCTACAACCGCCTGGCGACCTTCCAGGGCTACGTCCAACGACCTGGGCAAAAGCAACCCCAGTTCCGGCGCGTGCGGTTCTACGAACTCCAGCACGAGATCGAGCGCACGATCTCCTCATCACTCACGAATAACTTCGTCGCGAACAGCACTGGCGTTTATAGCGTAGACGGCCTGTGGAACAACACCGATGGCGTTCGCATCGACGGCTGGCCTCACCGCAAGATGATGACCGTGGACAAGACCGCCACAGGGTACCTCCGTTATTGGTGCCCAGACGGTAAGAGCAACACCCAAGGCTACCGGGTCTACAAGATCCCAACCAGCGATGTCACCGTCACAGAGTACGTCTACAACCTACCTGAGACACTCAGTGAAGGTGGCTCAGCTCCAGTGATCCCATCCGAATGGCACACAGCCATCCACCTGGCAGCGGGCGCGGAGGCTGCTGAACTACTCCGCATGCCCGACCAAAGCATGGCACTAGAGCAACGCTTCCTCGCGTTCATCGCAGAGCGCAAGTCACCATACGAAGAAGCAAAGTCGAGAGGTGGGTTCGGGCACTTCCACGTTGGACGACCAACCACAGCACGTTTGCAAGGGAGATAGCAGATGGCGGACATTATCAGTGACGCATGGGACGAGACAGTTCCAGCAGCTACCGAAGAAATCAAGACCGGTGACAACCGCATGCGGGAGATGAAGCAACAGATCCGCGAACGGTTCCAAACAGGCGGGCACCACCATTCAGAAGGCACGCCCAAAGACATCAAAGACGGTCGCCATACCTGTGGTGTAGCTGAAGCTGAAGGTGACGCGTCAGCCGCAGCCGACGAGTGGTACGTCTATGAGACCGGTGCCACAGACGGTGACTATGCGCTCGTGATCAACAGCGACGACGCGGAAATCAAGGCTGGTGATGCCACCTTGGCCGCGCCCGACACAGCCACTCAATACACCTTCGTCGCCAACGCAATGAAAGCTGCGACTATGGAGTCCACGACGACACTCACCGCTGTGGACGCAGATGTCACAGGCACACTCGATGCGGCCAATCTTGAAGTGTCAGCTGACGCGCAGTTTCCCGTGGCGCAGCTCAACTATGAGGTTGACGACGATCCAGTTACCGGCGCGGTATGGACCACTTCAGTTGCTGTAGGGAGTAACGAACAGGTAGCATCTGTGACCATAAATGTACAGGTCGCTGACACCCCGTTCTTAGTGCTCGCTACCGTAGGCTATTCCTGTGGCACGGCACCCACCGATGCCGAACCAGCGTTTGCCATCAGAACTGACCCTAGCGGTTCGGTTGCAGAGATCGCGAGGCAAGGCTCAAACTCAGGACTGACGCTCCACGAGGCCACGGATGGAATCGTTACGTGTTCAATGCACGTCATCCACGCACCTACCGGCACAGGGAACCTTGAGTACGAATTGCGATGCTGGAACTACAGCAGCGGCAGCGACCCTGTTCGCGTTTGGGCTTACTGCCTGTCCGTGTCTCCTATTGCTTTTGAATTTGGGCGCATCTCCTAATGACCGAGACCCTTCGCGTACAGGCGGCACTGAACCCCACCACTGAAGGTGTGGACCAGCAGGCGAAGCTGGCTTTGATCGCAGAGCGGGCGCAGCTTTATGACGAGATCAAGCAACAAGTCACGGCCCTGACCGCCGACTACACACTCGCTGTCAACGATACTGTATGCCACGTCGATGCCAGCAGTGCTGCGGTCACTATCAGCCTTCCCCCGGCAGCCGATGTTGATGAATACATCTACACCTTCGTCCGTACAAACGACACGGCGAACACCGTCAGCATCGACCCTGACGGCACCGAGCAAATCGCTTCGGGCGGCGCGGGCACTGCATACGTCCTGCCTGGTGGGACATACGATAGCGTGTCGTTGCAGAGTGACGGCACCGGCTGGTGGGTAGTGAACCGATCGTTCGTTGCGGCACCGATCGCTTACGGCCACATGTACACCAATTCCCTTTTCACCGTAGCAATCGCGTCTGACGAGACTCCAACAGAGGTGAATACCGGCGGCACTGACTTCACAACAGGTGTGCTAAAGAACGTCACATTCAGCGACCACTACCTCGCTGTCACCTATGCGGGCACGTACTTTATAGAATGGTCGATGTCTGTCACACTAGACTCAGGCTCAACAGCAGTCGGTGCCTATGGTGGCGTCATGATTGACGGCTCCGCAAAAGCAGAAGGCCGAGGTCGGCGCACGTTATCAGACTCAACTGAGAGCTACCATTTTTCATCCACCTGCATCTTAGCCTTGTCTGCCAGTGACCAAGTCAGCTTATATCTGGAAAACTTAAGCGACTCCCAAGACTTGGAAGTCAAGACCGCGAACGTGTCGCTCTTGCGTGTCGAATGACCCGCCGCATAGCAACCGGCAAGCCGCAAGCCCGCCGCCCAGCAAGGAGAGTCTATCGTGTCGGCCAGCGCAAAAGACGAATACCAATCCAAACCCGGAGGCGCTCGGCCACCTCTTCACGTCTACGAAACAAAGGCGGTTGGCGTAAGGCCCACCGTGCAGCTAAAAGAGCCTGGCTCGCACAACAAGATCAAGAGCCTGTGCTCAACAAAAGGAGAACGCGCATGAAGTTCTGGAAGAAACTACGAATCGGCTTGAGGCTAGTAGCCGAACTCACCATGTTGTCCACCATGTGGCCCACCGTCAAACCCACACTCAAGTCTTGGCTTGACGAGTTGGAACGCAAAGCTGAAGAGCACCAGGCAGTTGGTGAATTCTACGCTGGCCTCAAGCGTGTCGTTGACCTGATCGAGTCCCTGTAGGAGTCTGTTGTGGCTGCACGATCTCAAGTGATCAAGGTCTCGTTCATGAACATCGGTTCAGGGAAGGTGGTGCTCGACCTCCCGGCTGAGGATCTCGTGACGCCGCAGCCACGTCAACAGCCACCGCTACTGGTGTCCACACCGAACATCCGCTTAGCTGATGGAATCGCACAGACTCGCCTGGGATACGAAGCTGTTGGCACTGCGCCGGATGCGAATCGTATAACGGGCACGTTCGCAGCATTGTTCGACGACGGCACCGTGCATACCATGCGGTTCACTAAAAACAAGGTCTACTCTTGGCAGTCAGCTTGGGTTGACCGCACACCCGCAGCGGGTGCCCCTTCCGGTGACGATGACGATTACTGGAGCATGGCAATGGTGCCACGTACAGGCGCTGTCAGTCCAAAAAACATGCTCATGGCCGTCAACGGTGTGGACAACCCGCTTGTATGGAATCCTGACGATACCGACGCCTTGTGGAACGACGCAGTTGACACTACCGAAGCAGGACCAGTCGGGGGCAAGGTTGTCGTATCGGCCGCCAATCGGGCTGTGGTGATGAACGTGCGTGACGCATCCGCTGAACGCAAACAGGCGCGTGTGCAATGGTCAGAATTCGGTGACGCAATCTCCTGGACAAGTTCCACTAGCGGCTTTGCGGACTTGCTTGATGATCCTTACGCCATCACGGCAGCCTCGCCAATTCTTGGCGGCATTGCAATCCTCAAAGGTGACGCGAATGGTGGTGCCCTTTGGCGAGCCACACCTACCGGCCTGCCGTATGCGCCCTTGCGCTTCGATGCTGTGAACCCCGGCAAAGGTGTCGGCATTCTCCTCCCGCGCACCCTCATCTCACTCAACCCGAACAAGCTCTTCTTCGTCGGCCACGATGGCCTCTACTTCTACGACGGCGCAGCCGCCCTCAACATGGTGGCCCCAGAAGTCACCCACACCATCATGAACAGCATCAACCAAGAAGCTCTCAATGCTGCCGTCGCCTGGTACAAGCCCCGATCGCACGAGATCTTCATCGGTATCCCTGAAGGTGGCTCCACCACAGTCACCAGCGTGTGGGTGTTCAACCACCTCGAAAACCGTGTCTACGGCCCAATGTCTTACGCTGATGTCATTACAGCCGCAAATACGTTGGTCAGCACTGACACTTTGACCTGGCAAGACGCTGAGTCAGCCCCCTACGACGACGACACCTGGGAGGACTTCCCATTCTTACGGTGGGCTGACGTTGCGCTTGCTGCTGGTGCCAACACGGTCGCACTCGCCACATCTACCGGCATATTGATGAACGACTCTGACTCGCAAGGCGCTACGGATAACGGCGCAACCATCACAGGCCAGATCAACTTCCCACCGATCACTGCAGAAGGTCGAGCCATAATCGCAGGTGGCCGCCCCATCCGTGAGCTTGAGGACACCGACGAACTCACGCTCCACGATGTCCACATCCGCTACCGTAGCGAGTTCGCCTGGACACCCTTCATCGAATACCGTACAGGCGACACCGCAGCCTGGATCGCCATCACAACAGGCGTTGAGCTTCCAGCCGGTGCCGCAGCTCGCCTCACCAGCAAAACCTATTCTCTCGACCCTGGTGGCGTGACATCAGACTGGTTCGAGTTCCGTATCAGCGGCATCGACATGCGCCTTCACGACTTCACCGCAGAGTTCACATACGGAGGTGACTCACGCACAGGATAGCCCCACCAACCAAGGAGATACCCATGGAGGACCGTGATCCACGATTGACAAAAGCGTTAGCCTCGTTGCGCGACGATCTTAGACAGAAGGCAGCCGCTAAGCCTTCTTCTCGCACCATTCCTACAAATAATGTCTCGGCGTCAGCCCCCTTAGCCGAGGCGGTGCAACCTGACAACCAGCGTGATCCTCTGGCGCAACGGGGCTTACGTGTTGTCAAGTGGAACGACGGCGATGCACAGATCGCACTGTCAAAACACATGGTCGAGCAACTTGACTTCTGGCCCGATCCTGCCCGCGCCAACCCAATGCAGTGGTTCCTCACGCACTTCACCCGCCCTGAGAACATCGTGTTCGATCTCGCTGACGGTGGTGGGGTGCTCGCAATCAGCCACGTCCAGCCTAAATGGCGAGCTAAAGTGTCGCTCCACATTTGGCACGAAGACGTTGCCTTATTGCCTGCCGGGACCATTGAGTTCATGTTCGGAGTAGCCGCTTACACACACGGACTGATCCGCCTGGACGCATTCCCCAAACGTGACGACCTGGACACAACTGACCACCTCACTACCGCAGGCATGGCGGCCCGTGGCACCCTCCACGAAGCTACAAGCTACGACGGCAAGCTCTGTGACCTAACGTGGCTTGAATGGAGCGCCTCGTGAACGCCCTTGCCGAGCGCGGCTACCGGCGCATCGAGCCCACCGATACCACTGGGCACCAAACACTATTCGAGCACCTTCGTCAGATCCCAGTGTTCTGGCATGACGGTGTCCTCGCACACCCTGAAGCCTGGTACGTCCGCACCTTTTGCCACCCACTCTCACTCGTCTACGACATCGCAGACGGCGGCGGCATGATCGCATTCACTAACGTCATACCGAAATGGCGGTGCGTCACCTACGGCGCTGCATGGGACCGCACAGCAATGCGCCGTGCGACCGAGGACTGGCACTATCTTGGGTACTCCACATTGCAAGTCTACGACCTCTTCCACATCGACGCTTTCACCAACGTCAGCAACCTTTTAATGCAACGTCTTCTCGACGCCATACCACTCACTCGGCAAGCCGTCTTGCCTAAATACCTATGGTACAATGGGGTTCCTGAAGACGTGATCTGGTACCAAGCTGACCGGGACACAACGCCCAGTTGGGCAGCACAGCAAGGAGAATAACACCATGGGTGGAGTCATCAGCGATATCCAAGACTGGGTTGATCCTCAAGAGCCTTGGAAAGAGGCAATGAGCGTCCCGCTCGAATTCCAATGGATGAACCAGCTCAGCCAGCAGCTCGGGAACGCTGCCATGCAGAACATGCCAGACGCACTCAACTTCGGGAACAGTCCGCTCATGCAGTTTGGGAACATGTTTGGCGAACAGGCAGGCAGTGGACTGAGTTCGTTGATGCCCTTGATGGCAGGCGGTGGGGGTGTTGGGCTAGGCGCGTTGATGAAGGGCGCGACTGAAGGTTACATGCCAGACCTCACCGGCCTTGGCGAGACCCTTGCGGGCTACTTGAAACCTTCACAAGACATCCTCGCACAACAAGGCACCGACAAGATCTACGAGTCCTCAAACGTCAGCGGCATCCCCGTCAGGTCTACTTCAACCGGCGCTCAAGTTGGTGACTTCATGTCACAACTCATGGGTCAAGGCCAGCAGATGATCGGTGGCAGCATCGCGGACATCATGAAGGCAGCCGCGCCAGCGAGCATCGAAGCCCAGGCCGCCTCAGGCATGCAGCTCAGCCAAATGCCGCAATTCCTGGCCGAGTTGTGGAAGTCCGCAGCAGGCATGCAACAGCAACAGAACCAATTTCCGCTCGACATCCTGTCCATGCTTCTTGGTGGCGGTGGTGGAGCACCAGTCATCACCCACAACCAAGACCAAGGCGGCACTGACGACACGCTACAGTGGATTCAGTTCTTTGAAGGACTGGGCGGTTAGGAGCACAACATGGCAAGAGCAGTAGTTCCTTACAGAGGTAAGCGCGGTAGTCTCGCTGATGTCTTGGCTGGCGTGGCAGAGATCGTTGGCGGCACGTTGGCAGCGAAAAGGCGCAGGAAGTTAGAAGAGGCACGGTACCAAGACCAACTTGGCTTGAAAAAGACAGATCGCGAAACGGCAAGGATCACCGCCGATGCGACCGCACAATACTACTCCGACCTCGCTGCCAACATGGAACGTGACGACGAGCTTGTAGAATTCCAATCCATGGATGCGATGCTTGGCCGTTTCGTCGGTCCGGATAACCAACCGCTCACCGGTCCAGCACACACCATGGCCTACAAGCGCTACCGGAAAGACGGTGACCCTGGTCCGGACGTGATGTTGGTGCCACAGACTGATGTGGACGAACGGGTCTTGGCGCAGACATTCGGGATGTCGCCTGAAAACTTCCGCAAATGGCGTGCAGCAGGCTTCAAAGCCGACGTGCGTAAGAAGTTCATGGACCTGGAAACGGCTGGGGCACAAAAGGATCTGATCGGTGCCCAAGAAGGGGCCACGAAAGCTGGCACCGCGCAGACTCAAGTAGAAACTGAAGGCATGCAACGGGGCCTCGACGCGGGCATGCCTGAACTTGGAGCTGCAGCGGCCCGTGCTGGCATCGACAAGACACGCGCACAGACTGACCTGTTGGTGGACGAGCACTTAGCGGGACTGTCACAACTCGAAGCTGACACCCGCCGTAAGAACCTCCAACTCATGGATCAGCAGATCGCGACGATGGGTCTCGGGCGCAAGCTCACGGTTGAGCAGATCTCACAAGTACGTCAAGAAATGCGACACACCCAGGCGCTGTTCGACAGCAAGCTCGACTACAGTGAAGCGACTGCCGACAACATGGTGCTGCAAAACGCTGCGCTGAAGACACACGAAAAGCGTTTAGCGCGGGCCGACGTGCGGAACAACGCGGCTTTTCTGGTTGACCTTGCGAAAAACCAAATGGGGTTCATTGCAGGTGATGCCGGCACGTTAAACAAGGCGATCCGTACAGGCGACTTGTCTTTACTCGACGACGTGCAATTCGTGCAGCATTCACCACAAGAGGTGCATTACAAGGCCATGCTGCGCCAGTACCCTGACATAGACCCTGAGTCTCTACACAAAACCATGAAGTTCCTGCATCTCCGCTATCCGATGCTGAACGCAGTAACAGACCTCAAGAGCAAAGAGGCGTTGGCCAACTACTATCTTGCGATGGCTAAACAGGCTGAACGGGCAAAGGCCGTTACTGGTGCAGGCGCTGGTGGGTTCAGTGGCGCGAACCTCGTGAGTATCCAAGAAGACATGCGCCAACTCTTGACCGGTGATGGTAGCGAGTTATCAGGTTGGCTCATGTTCAATAACGACTCGGACATGCTTGTCACTGCCGAGGACATGAAAGACCTGTTCATTGGTGAGGCATCCGCCGCGAAGGTGCAAGAGGCGCTCGCAAAAATCGCAGCCCGACACGGCACAAAACGCATCAAGCGTGTCACAGGCCAACGCACCTCGATCGACGAGGATGGTGAACTCACCACAGAGGACGCGGACTATGACGGTGGTGCCGTCATCGACGCCGCCAAGCGCCTTCGTAAACGTACAAATCAAATCATCCCTCTAATGCGAGCGATGGCCAGCAACCCTGACGGGATGTCCATGCTGCTTTCGCAAATCAAGAACGACGCATTCCTGCAGGAACTGGCCAAGCATGCTCTTGGTGACCTGCGAAAACCTGACACAACTGGCGAAGACGGTATGGACGTTTCAGACCCTGGCACCAGCACGCTTGAACAGCACGGTCAAAATCTGCAGAACGAATTGCGACAAGTCCAAGACATCCTCTCAGGCATCTCAGATATCAAATAGCGTAGGAGCCGCATAATGCCCTCCTTTGACTCCCTCACCGACGAGCAGAAACAAGCAGTCCTTCGTGCGAAGCGTCTTATCAAACGCATTCAAGTAGACCAAGACGCGCATGCTACGATCTCACGGGTGCAGAACCAAGGGCTGCTTACTGAAGACGAGATCTCAGACATGTTCTCGGTATCGGACACACCGCATGACGCCTATCTGTCTTTGCGTGCTATGGCAGAGCAACGAGAATCAGCGCAACGCATGGGCCTTTGGGAAACGGCGTACTTCACCACCAAGCACGATGTCACAGGTTGGCTGCGTGGGTTTTACGAACTGCAACAGCGCGGCTTTGGCCAGTCGCAGGCCATGGCGCTTGATCTGCTACCTGACTTTTTAACGGGCGGGCGAACAGGCGAGCAGCACATGGGAGAGATTGAAGACCATCTCAAACGTGTTCGCGACTGGACTGAATCTAACCTATTCGGTGCTCCTGAAGACGAGCTGCAACGTGAAGCCTGGAAGGCCAGCATGTCAGGTTGGGGCCAGGCCGTTGGGCACCTGGCCAGCATGATTGCCGTGACAGTCGGCACTGGCGGCTTAGGATCAGGGGCATTGACCAGTGGTCTGTTGAGAATTGGCGGCACCAAAGCTGGGCAAGCTGTCACTGCTGGAGCCACCCGAGCACTTGGAGGGGGTGCAACCGCTGGGTCGCGGTTCGCCATCAGTGCTGTACGCAACGGTGTGATTCCTGGTGTAGGGGGCCTCATAGGCGCTCAGATGGCCCCAGACGACGCCGGTACGCTAGAAAGCATTGAGTACATAATGGCCGGTGCAGGCGCAGGACGGCTGCTCAGCAGCGCCCTGATGGGCCGTGCGATCGGATTCTCACCCAAGATGCTTGCTGCGGCAGAGCGCAACAGCCTTTTGGGCATCTCAGGCCAGCTTACTGGAGCCAAAGCGGGCCTGGCGCGAGGTGGTCGGAAGCTCTTTACGGCAGCTGTTCACCAACCCAACCTCACGTTTGGTCGGTTGACCAGCGCGGGCATGCAGGGCGCAGTGTTCGGCACCATGGACGCAGCTGCAAAAGGGATGGCCCCACTCGATGCTATACAGCAAGGTGTGTTTCAAGGGCTGTCTTGGATGGGCTATGACGTTGCGTTATCTGGAATGCTGGGCGCTCGTCGGTGGATGGCTGCGACGACAGCCGCTACAAACACGGCCAAGCTGCGCCTTTCGATGCTCAACCCTACAGCCAATGCCGCACTGCAAAAATCCATGCCCCACATCGCACGTTTCTCTGCTGGTGCAGGTTTCGGTGCAGCAATTAGCGGTGGGGATCTTCAGACCGCAATCATGAGTGGATTCGGCAGCACGGTACTGTTCGCACAGAACCTTCGCACAATCCTTCCAGCCAGCACACTCAAAAAATTGCAGGAAGGTGGAAGTCGGCTCACACCAGCAGAGGCCGGTGAGGTGACGGGCGCGGTATACGAGGACTCTGTCAGGGCTGCCGCTGATGCCATGGATGATGCGCTCATCCCGCTATTGCGGCATGCGACAGGCCGGGCCGGTCCTGGTTTTGAGCGCGGTCTCAAAACACAGCTCGCACAGCTCACTGAACGAGTTGCCACACTAGAAGCCAAAGGCGTGTCTGAAGCCGCGCCTGAGATGGTTCAACTCGCTGCGGCGAAGAACATGCTTGAGCAACGGTTGGCACAGGCTCGCAGAGCTGAGTATCCAGTGCCACCAGTGCCGAAGAAAAAAGCACCACCCATCACGTCGGAACCGCCACCTGCAGGTGAGCCTGCCCGCAGCACATTCGACGAGGTGCTTGAAGAACTTGGGCCGCAACAGGGAGGTAAGGTAACGGAAGCGCTACGTGAATGGTACCACGGCGGATCGTTACAACGAGCTGGTAAGGCGGTTGAAGCTGGCATTCATCGTGTTGCAGCAGCCGGGTCGGGTTCAGTCAAGGGCATCTTACCTGGAACTGTTACTCCTCAAGGTGTCAGTCGAGTGCCTATCAAGATAGAGTCCGTGCAAAGGTTCATGGACGAGCATGGCATCAACTTCGAGCACGCCATGGAAGAGGGTAAACGTGTATTCCGCACGTTCAACGTAGTCAACGGCAACCGCAAGGTCATCAGTGAAGCACCGACATTGAAAGGCATGCTCGATGACCTCCAACACAAAGCGGCTGACAACGTGATCCAACTCAGTCGTCCAGGTATGCGTGCGCTGCAAGCACTTGGTGGTGTTGGTGGTGGGATGGCAGGCTTGGCTGGTGATGCGGTCTGGCAAACCATGATGGACTCTGATGATGGTGCCCGTTACGGTGCGATGGGATCATTTGGCCTTATCGGCATGTTGATGGCCAGCCGTGTTGGGCGAGGTGCGCTCCGCAAAGAAGCTCTCCGAACATTGAAGCTTACAGAACCACTGTTCCAAGGCGCGGTTGATGAGAAGACTGCCTATGCGTATTGGAAAACCGGCTATCGGCGCAAGCAAACGGTAGCTGGTCACACTGCTGAACGCACCGGCACCAAGATCAAGCCCCGCTGGACAAAGAACCGTAAGACCGGCAAGCTCGACCCTGTTGAGCTGAGTGTTGCACGTTTCAACAGCATGCCGGAATACGTGCAGAACCAATATCGAACATGGCGCATTCAAGTTGCTCGAACCCAGCCTGAGCTTGACCGTGTCATGCAGAAGTACGCGCCGCATGCCGTGACGCAAGAGTCCTATGACACCACGTTTGCGTTGTTCAACAAGCAGGTGCGAAAGCTTACCGCTGATGAGACTCGTCGGCAGCCAAAACCCCGCGCAGGTAAGGCCGCGCCCGCCAAGCTTACTGAAGAGCAACTCACAAACAACGTGCTGAAACGGTGGCGTGGCTACCTTAGCGTAACGGCGACACCCTTCCTTGCACGTCCTCGGGCCTACAATTTGGACCTACGGTTACTCGCAGACGATGCGTCGTCACCGCTCTCGCAAGCTGTTGACGTACCGCATGCACGGGACATGCTGCTCACTGCACAGGTCGCCGCCTCGTCCGCCCCAATACCGCTTGCAGACTTCGCACGTCGGGGCAACAAGTGGCAACGCCAACAACTTAGTAAGAACGCGAAACGCATTCAAGAGGTCGCAGCCGAGATCGACAACACCAGCCTCAACGTCAGCAAAGGTAAAGTTGAATCCGGGGCCATTCATGCTGGTGACTGGTTCGCGCCAACCACTCGCATCCTGCGGTTCATCGAAAAGTTCGAGTCTCAAGGGGCGCGAGGGCAACTTGACGCCGACTTGCTTGGTAGAGGCTACCACTCGATCACCACTGCAGCTGAGAGTTCTCGTCGTGGGTATGAGATCGCAGCAAACGAATACACCGATATCGTAAGAGGCTTGAATCTGGAGCAAAAGGAAGTCCTGAAGCGGATGATGCAGGACTCGGTTTTCCGTGAGCGTTACGGCAAAGCTAACCCTGAGATGCTCACCACGCACGGTCGTTTACGAACACTACTTGACACATTTGCGGATCAGCTCGGGTTAGAAAAAGGCCAATATATCGAGGACTACTTCCCTTGGTACTACTCCTCCAAGTCGGTAGCTGACATTCGGCAGTTACTGCAAGAGCAGTTTGGTGTACGTACAGGTTGGAAGGACGACCTGCTGATCCCGCATGGGCAAGGCTTGTCTGCGTCGAAGATATTTCGTTCGATCTATCAACGCACAGCAGCGACGCCCCTCACTGAGATGATGACTCTCGACGAAGCCATGCACACCTACATTGCGGGCGCAACACGCAAGATCCACCTTGATGAGATGATTGCCAACTTGGGGCCGTCGTATTGGAACCAGCTTGGCAAGCGGCAAGAGGTTCTCGCAGGCCAGCTCGGGAGATTGTACCTTGATGTCATGGGCATCCCCAGCCTCAGCACCCTACGCATAAGCAACATGTTGAACAAGGTCGGTGTTGACTTCACGAGTATGGCAGATGCAATGGGCGGCACGTCAGTTCCGTCAATGCTGTTGGGCCACCTTGGTAAGCGCATGCAGGAGCAGGGTGTGGTCGGCGGGGCAGCGAATGCGCTTCGATCATGGGCGTTCTTCTCCAAGCTCGGTGGATCGTTCATGAGTGCGATGACGAACCTCACGCAGATCGTGAACTCGTCAGCTGATGTCGGTTTGGGCAATGTGTTTGTCGGCGGCTCGCGTGTAGTGAAGGGCAAGGTTGCTGAGACGTTTCCTAAACTAGCGTGGTTAGATCCTAACCTGAAGGGTCGGAACATGCTGCGCGTGGTGCGTGAGCTTGGCATTGGAAACATGAACACGCAGCACATCATGCGAACGCTCTCACCAACAGGGCACATCATGCATGGTGACGGCCCTGCTAAAGTGCTCAAATCTGCCATGATGAAATTTGCAGAGACTTCGATCCTGCCGTTCAGCACTGTTGAACGCTTCTTGCGTGTGACCACAGCAGCAGCGGCTGAACGGTCAGCCCAGCAAGCATTTGCAGGACAGGCTAAGCGTGGTGTGCAATTCGTCGAGAGCGTGGCTGCCGGTGCTGGTGCTGGCGGGTTCTTAGGGGCATACAGCGAACAGGGCGAAGACGTTGAGGACAGGTTCGGTGCTGCGCTGAAGGGTTTGGCTGTCGGTGCTGCCGCAGGCGCTGTTGGATCTAAGTTCACCAAGTCCCGCACTGATCGTGCTCGCCAGCGTTTAGCACGGACTGAGCGCACGTTGTCCCAAACACCGATGTCTGACCCAGTCACGATGGCGTTACGTGAAGGCGCACCGTCACGACAGGAAGTGATTCAGCAGTACATGAAAGATGTCGTGTCCACCACACAGTTTTCACTTGGTAAAGAGTCGCGTGGGATGTTGTTACGCACACCAGTAGGCGGTGCGGCAGGCGCACTCCAGACATTCACGTTACACCAAATGGAGTTCGCCACTAATCGGTTGTCGTCCTTGCTCAGGTCAGCACACAACCCGGCTGGTGGGATTGATGTGCGGTTCCTTAAATACGGAGCGTATGTTGCGGGGTTGTCTTCGATCTACGGCATGACGATGGGCTTTGCAGGCAGTGAGAAGGGTGAAGCTTATTGGTTGAATCGCATTGGGGTGTCCTTACTCCCAATGGTGTTCTACAACAACGACACTGGTAAATGGAGTCTAAACAAGGACGCTGTGATTTACACTGGCGGGCCGATCATGTCTGACTTGGTGAATGCAGCGACCACGTTTTGGCATTTGACGACCAATCCAGATGCACGCGACTCGTTTGCGAAAGATATCGATGGGTTGGCCCACGACATATTGCCAGGCTTACGTCAGCTCTGGGACTTCGGTGAATACTTAGGAAATGAGATGTCATCGAACCAGGCTGAGTGGTTTGGTGAGAAGCTGCAGACGATCACGTCGCCACTACAGGCGATTCAAGGCGACCAGGATGAGCGCCCTTAACATGCTATACTACACACGCGAATTGAGGAGAGATCATGGCAGCGACTACGCAACGTAACGACATCATTTGGAGTGACCAGTCCTTCACAGCCGCCAGCTTGGGCATGACCTGGATGAACATTCAAGGCATCTCGGTCACGGGCACTGCTCAAGGAGGCACGGTGGAGATCAAAGCCGACACGAGTGACAGCATCTTCTTGTACACCGCGTCGGTTGAGGACGACTTTCAACACCTGGCGTTTCCACGTTCGGTGACGATCTACCTGGCGGCGTTCACAGTTACCAACGCGCTCGTTACCGTCTGGTTGGCCTAGTCCACCAAAACCCACTCCGCTCCACCTTCAGCCGAGTGCTCACGTTTGACCACGCCGATCTCTTTCAACGAGGCCAGGCCCTTGTTGATCATCGGCGCTAGATACTTATGTGACAAGTTCTTCTTGACCACTCGGTCTGTGGCGCGGTGGTGGGCACGCCTCTCTAATACGCCTACGATGTCAGCAAGTAGCTCACCACTACCCACCACACCTAGCTTGTTATACACATAGGCTACCGACCAGTCGCACCAGTCGGTGATCTTCTGCGCCTTTATCAGGTACTGGACCTCGACCACATCCTGTCGGCCACCGTTCACGAGCTGCAAGATAATAGCCACCTTCATCAATGCGGCCTGCTTGCGGTCGTACCAGGCGTGCATCTGCTCATCCCCGGTAGATTCTCTCAAGCCGCGATGCGGCCCCTTGTACCAGTCCTCCATCCACGCCTGGCCTTCAGCATCGAAGCGGATGACATCAGGTACGTTCGCCAGGCGTTCTTCAAGTTCCTGTTGCAACTTCTCATATAGCTTGCGATTAAACTTCGGGAACGCATCGCCCCAGATCTTCAGCCCTTCAGGTTGCACGAACATCAAGAAGCGTGGAAAGAAGCCACCAAGGATCGCATCTTCAGGTGTTTGCCTGAGCCACCGCATGTTGCTCGCACCGAGTACGCTCACACATAGGCGCTCTAGCAGGTAGGGCTCGTCCACACTCCTGAGCGCCCGTTCCCACACATCATCGCAGTCGTACCAGTCAGTGAGCCAGGCTACGAGCGCTTCCTTGTGCTTTTCATTTTTAGACAACAACACCTTGAACTCGGGCGAGATGATCAGCCCGTCGCTCATGCCTGTGTCTGTGTAGCGGTGCTTCAGGGCCTCAGCATACCCTTGGTGGGTGCCTTCATTGGGCAGGACGTTGGTTGCAAGGACGGTCTGGACCATGGACTGAGCGGTCTTGATCGCGCTACCTTTACGTGAACCGGTAGAGCCGACAAGCAAGCTGAACAGGTTGCAATAAGTCGGACGAGCCTCCCAGTCGAGTAAGGGCCTTCTTCGTAGTGAGCCTGCAATGAGAGTGAGCACGGCCCCGAAGTGGAATTGAGCCGGTGCTTCGGACACGCTGGAGTATTCAAGGTAGTCGCTGAACCACTGGTCGGTGACGACCTCACGGAACGGACGTATGGTCTTGGTGACCGACGCCTCTGCGATCGTGATTTCAGAGCCGAAGGCTTTACAGTATGCGTCACGTATAGAGTTCCATGAGGCGTCAGGCTGCCCTTGCCATGCAAGCTCAATGCTTTCCTTGACCGTCGCCGCGAGTTCAGCATCAACTTTATCAGGTGTTAAGCCCTGGAGCAGCTCGATGAGTGCTTGACGGGAGGCGTCGTTGTCGTCAACGAGGTACGGCATCTCATGATGGCTTGACGGCTACGGGCTGTTGGCGGGGATCTACTATCAACGAGGTGTCTTCGACGTGGATGTCGAGGATCTCCATGGGAGCATCGGGGTGCTCAAGGCACCGCATGTCAGGCAGGGGGAAGGCGGGACTGTTCACGCGCATCTTGACGCCAGCTTGCTTCTGGCACCGGCCAGGCTCAGAGTTATCTCGATGCATAGGTTGTAGGCATTGGTACGTGACAGAGATGGTCTTGTCCACTTCAGTCCTCCTTAGGGGTTTTACCACAGGCCAGGCAGCGGCCATTCAAGATCTTCGGGTGGATGCAGTGCCTGAAGCCCAGGAGCCGGTGCTGAGCGACGGGCACCTTGGCTTGATGCGAGGCCGCCACGAGGTCACGTTCGACGCAGGTGGCGGCGCAGGCGGCACAGTAAGCTGGTGTGGAGGTGACGAGTAGGTCGTAGTCACCACAGTTGAGGCAGTATCCGTGTTGTTCTGTGTCAGGGCCGGTCATCACGCATCTCCAGTCAATGGCGTCTCTCCAATATTTGCTAAGGTCAGGTAGCACCATGTCGGTGGTCCAGATTATTCGGAACATGCCCGCGCAGCTCATGCCACACTTTCCGGATCGGCCTTCAACCGCAAAGCAGCCTTGATCACACGTTGAAGGTCCACGACCACGGCATGTTCAGGTAAGTCCTCCTCTAACAAAGCTGAGGTGCAGATCATGGGCTTCGACCGCACGTATAGTGCCTTTACTACATATAGGTGCGTGAAGGTTGGAAGATTCGAGTCGAATCTGTCAAGAAACTTTACCAGTTTCGGTGTGAAGTCCTGCCGGTTACGTGTACCCAACACCGAGGTCAACGGCACGAGCGCCGCCAGCGCTATCACCTCGTTCAAGGTGTACCGTCTGATGTTGTAGTTGCCCATGTCACCGATCGACACAGCCGAGGAAGACTTCTGCCTGAGGAAATTGTTCACGGCGTCACGAGTGCCGTAACCACCGTCTGCCATTTGATCAAGTACATTAACAACATGCGAGATTTGAAACGGACGTTCGGTCATGCTGCCTCCTCAAAAGGATTCGTCGCGCTGAAAGCCTGGTACTCCATCTCACGTAGGTCGTACCAATTCTCACCCCACTCAACCTCAGCCGGGATACGAATCCCACCAAGCTGAGGCCAGGCTTGTTCCATTGTCCACGCGAGCCAAGCGGCGATTGTATCACGGTCAGCTGGAGCGCATTCAACTACAAACGAGTCGTATGTGCCGGTGGCAATGGGGTTCTGGTACTCGAATGCTTGATAAGGTTGCGTAAGCATACGGTATCCAGTTGGGATAGGCCAAGGCTCAAAGCCTTCGCTGGTAGCGGTGAATCCGTTCAGTCGTTGAAGCGTGCGGTACCAGATAGAAGCTCCACACGATTGGGGAAGTTGGGACGCGAGAGCGTTCGCGCCATCATTACGCCTACCCAGATACCGGCGACGACGCAAGAAAGGTGTGAACAGCTCGCGTGTCGGGGGCTCCAACCAGCCTTGGTAGACCATCGGCACAGGCTTATTGGAACGTGTGCAATGTGGACAGACTCCACCGATATTGGACTCGTGCCCGCAAGAGTTGCATAGGTATTGAATCACACCGTAGACTTTCTCGACCAGCCGTTCTCGCCATCGTGTGGTGGGGACGTACTTGCCGGTGATCTTACGATGCGCTTCGTAACAGAACTCCAATGGTAGCCACAGTTGCTTGTGCAGCAGCTTAGGCTGGCCGCCGTAGTTGATGAGATGCGAGACCTTCTTGCCGCCTTTGTATGCGGTGGTGATCTGGCCTTGGATCTCGACCTCGTGGGTCTTGGCATCAGCAGGGTCTATGTCGTATAGCAGTGCGGCGTTGAGTGCGTGGACCTTGATGCCACCAGGCTTGAGGCTGTCTTGTAGCTCGGTCCACATCACGTCGTCTTGAGCGAAGTATGCGGTGAGGAAGGATTCCATTTGTGAGAAGTCTGCGGCGACGTAGATGTTAGCTGGCATCCTCGTCCTCCTCAGGTGTTATCCACACCCACCAACCCACCAGTCCCAGAACACCTAACGTACAGCTCACACCAAGGGCGAAACCCCAACCGAAGCTGTGTGCCCCCGCGCACCACTCAACGAGGCGGGTCATTGGAGTCGTCCTCGGTGTCGTCGAACGGCAACCGCCCTTGTCGCGGGTCAACATGCGGCCCGTGCGCTGCGTGCGTGGCTGTGAACAGCTCGTCGAGCAACGCATACGCTTCCATCCCGGTGATCTGCGTGCGGACACGTCGATAACGGACCACATCACCTTCTCGTGCGATCTTCACGCGCACGATGATGTCGATCCATGGATCAAAAGTGTCACCCACCTTTTCCATTCCAGCTTCGATGACCAGCTGGCGGTCTTCAGTACCTGGATAAGCACGAGTGAAAGTAGCTTCTGTTTTGTTCATGTTTGCACCGTTCGAGGTGTGCGTTTCTTCTTTGATGACTTCTTTGATGACTTCTTTTCCTTAGGTGGAGGCGGCGGGTCCAGTTCAAGACACTCAACCATTCGCCCCATGACACGTTCCCAAGTCAGCCTTCGTGGGAGATCCCTGCACTTAGCGAAACGCTCCATCCCCTCGCAAGTGCAAGGCTGTTGCATGACCGACCGTCCCCAATCAGTGAGCCACCCTTTCGTGAGCGTGATGCCCCAGTCGTACCAGCCCCAATTGAACCAGCACACCAATGTGGCCTTGGCTTGTGTGGCTGTGAGGCCAGGTAGATCCTTGAGTATCTGCTCCACTGACGGATCTTGCCCTCTACCTCGCATGCTGATGCGCCTGAAGAGCCGCTCGTCTTGTGGGTCGGTGAGCTTGGCGACCTCGCACTTGCGGCAATAGAGCGCACCTGGTAGCTCTCGGACCTTGTACTCAGGGTTGGGGTCAGGTTTCTCGATTGGTTTTGACATGCGCGTATCTCCTTGGACGTTGGTTATGGACGAACAGCTCTCAACCCGGTCGGTGAATCGAGATCCTCAACCGTCATAATCACAGCCACCATCTGCGGTGCGACCACCGTCTGCCCATCGGGTGCCTTCACGGTCAACAGCACTTGGTCACCTATCTGTGCTGTATCTGGTGCGATAAGCGTGCCGGTGATCGCGCCACAATCTGTTTGATCTTCGATGAATGCGTAGTCCCAGGTTGGTGTGCCTTCCTCACCTGCGATGATGTCGGTGCCAGGTTGGATGTTCTGGCCTGTGATGATGAGGTCTAATGTGTTGTTCGCGAGGTCGAGAACGAGCGGTGTGACTTCAGTGATTTCCATGTCGGGCCAGGCTTCGAGCACAGCATAAGGGCTCGGGGTGTTGAGATCGGTGTCAGCTGGCAAGGAGCGCACGTTGACGATCGCTGCAGCGCACGGTGGCACAGTGAGTGAGGCGGCGGTTTCAGTCGTGGTGAAGGGGTCAACATCGGTGGCTGAGACTTCGTATGCAGCGAGGTTAGGGTGGTCTACTGCGTCCCACAGCACGTTGAGGTTGCCGGTGGTTTGGCCGCGTATGACGGTGGCTGTCATGGCGGCGATAGCGATAGCTAAGCAGACCACCATCAGGATTGTGTATTTTCGATCCTTGGTCACGTTAACCTCCTCATGTTTCGTAGTAGCGTTGGTCGGCAGCGGTTAGCTTTTTCTTCAGCTGTTCGATCTCTTTGCGGAGTATCTTGCGTTGCTCGTCACCTTCACTGTAAGTGTCGCCGTCACAATAGCCGTTGACGTAGGCGTCCTTTGCTGACGGATGCGAATCAGGTGCCCAACCGCTACGCCTACAGAACTGTTGCCATGCCCATTCCTGCTCGCCCGGTGATGCGGGGCCGTAGTCGTGTCGAGATGCTACCGCTTTTTTGAGCAGTTCAATTTTGGTTGTCTGTTCATCTACCTGTTCGGCAAAGTCTTTGCAATGGACCTCCCATGACTTGATCCTTTCCCTCGCCTCGCGGAGTTGTTGCTCATGGGAACTGCGAATATTCAATGCCATCTCGTCTGCTGATAGGCTTGCGTCCCACGGTATATCAGGTGGGTAGAAGCCGACCAACACGTTACTCAGCTTCGTGAATGCTTTTTGCATCACCTCGTAATCCGCCTGCGGGACGTAGGGGGTGTCGGTGTCGCGGGTACGCTCCATTTTGAGTTCGTAGTACCCGTGATTGCTGTTAGTGCAGTCGAGCCAAACCACCCCCGGCGGCTTGCGGTCTTGCTTCATACGCTCTTCCACTTTCTCCGCGAACCGCTCACCGGCTTCACGTAGCCGTTCGCGGTTGTACTGACTACCGCAGTTACACGGCAGCGGCTTGCGGGGTTGGGTGGCATCCGGGTAGCACAGCGGGCAATCCTCAAACCCACAGCCGCAGCGTTCTTGGTCAGTCATTGTCGTTCTCCACACCTAATCCTTCGCACACTTCACACTCAACCTGTATCTGTACTGGCACGGGGCAGCCGACGCTACAGCTACCGTCACAACGCGGGTCGTGTTCCGATGCAGTCCCCTCGCACCAACCTAGTCCTTGACAGTAGCTACACCGCGCCTTCCGTTCGTCACTCATCGCGCACTAGTCCTGTTCCGCGCATCCCCATCGACACATTATCGGATACCTGTTTACATCGACGGCAGCGCGCCTGCTTGTCTGTCGGTCCATCACGGCCTTCTACGACGACCGTCCAGTGCTTGCCGCATTTACAACGTATAAGCCACCGATACCGTTGTTCTTTACTCATCACTGCACCTTTTATCGTCGTGCTTGTCATAGCATTCTTCGCAGAACGGACCTTCGCCACAGGCACAATAGAGCGAGTCATCGTGTCTGCCAGCCCTGCCGGTGGGTACGTCACACTCACAGCACGTTTCGATGCGTTCGTCACTCATCCCCGCCTCCGTCCTGGTCGCGTTGGTTGCGGTATTTCGGCAACAACTCGTGCAAGTATTCGGTCTCAATGACCACATCGCCAACGGTCAGTCGCCATCCCTGAGACCAATCTTCGTAGTTGTGGTACGGTCGCGTATTGAACAACTCGAATCCAATGATGAACTCCAGTGTGGCGTCTGTGCCGCTTCGCATGCCAACCGGGAACAGTTGGCGGAACTCAGCCTCAAAGTCTTTAAGTGTCTGTTCTTTGCTCATCTCCCCCCTTGATCTTGGCTATTGCGGTGCGGGCTTTCTTGGCGGCGCAACGGTGACCGTCTGCTACACCAGTGCCGTATGATCCACCGCCAGCCACAACGGAATAGTCACAGTGCGGGTCATTAGCGATCTCCCCCAACGCCTTGAGGGCGATGGAGAGTTGTTTTCGTAAACGATAAGCATCTTGCATGCTGTCTAGTAGTTCGCGCTCCTCAATCATTCCGTCCTCCTCGGGTTAGTCGGCCAGCCACAACAACACGGCAAAGTAGATCGCCCACACGAAGCCGATTGGAATCAGCCACAACAGCCGCACCAGTGTTGTAAAGGCGTCGGACAGCCAGTTGTGCTCGCCTGTGGGACGGAACAACATGAACAAGCAACCCACCGTCAATGCTGTCGGTATAGCCCACACTGGAATGTGCAACGTCATCTCACCCTCACTGCCGGTCGGGGTTGGGGGTTACCAGTCATAGTCATCAGTATCTGTGACCACCAGCACCACTACGAGCAGTATCGCAAATACAACACCACTGAGTAGGAAGATAGTCACCCCTCACTCCTCGCTGGGTTGGGGCGGGCACAGGCTCACACCCTGCTTCCCGTCTGAGTAGCCCAAGTTGTACATATTCCTCAGCGCCTTCTTCATGTTGAAGCGTAGCCACCAATAGTTAATCCCGAGAGCACCGCTCAAGAAGCCAATCACGAACCATACAATCTCCATCCCTCACCTCAACGCGCTGGGTCGATGCTTGGAAAGTCAGCAGCGGGTCGGTATAGCCCGCGTCTACTTCGCTGCACATAGCCGCGTCTACTAAGTTCAGCGAGGAGCAGCCGAGTGTCTTTGATCTCGTAACCGCACTCCTCGGCAATAGTCGTTGACCGTGGCGCTCCGGGGTTGTCCCTGATGAACCAGTACACCCTGGAGTGATGTCGGTTTAGTCCTACGTCCATCTCCCCTCCTCTCAACGAAGGCTCACTAATCAGTGAAGCTCACAGAGAACCGCCACTTCTCCTTCACGGCTCCAGTCAGCCCTTCCACGCAGGCTCGCACCATTAGGCTGGACGTTTTCTTGGTCTGTAGCTGGCGCAAGAACTCCTTTTCGAGCACCTCTTTCCGTGACACCACCCACCTTGCTATAGCCGCCTCAGCAGCTTCCCGTATCAACTTCTTGCAAAGCACGTCCAGGTACGAGAACTTGTTGTCTGTTGCGTAGCGGGACACGCTGCCCGTGCTGCTAACCTTCTGCGTCAGCGCGGCGGTCACAACGTTCTCGACAACGCTCGACTCTTCGGACAACGCCTCCGTAATAGCAGTCTGGACTTTGGTTTCGATGATCCCACGAATTAGATCTTCAGATACTTTGATATCCACTTCACTCATGCGTATCTCCTCTCAACGAAGGCTCACCGGCCTAACTTCACGAAGTAGGACCACAACCGTTCCTCGTCTGGACTGCCTTCTTCGATGTCGGCGAACAGTTTCAAGAACAACCGGTACACGTTGATGTCACTTTCAAGCGCTTGAATCTTGCCTTCGATAATCGAAGCCAACCGCTCTCTGCCTACCTGTCCTGTTACTTCCATGTTTCTCCTCTCAACGAAGGCGACCGGTGCGGGTATGCGTGGCTAGCGCATCCTTAGGTCGAGCCATCGACTTGTTGCCGCACCAGCCGCCTTCAATGGTCAATCATCACTAATCGGATCAGCGTCGTCGGTGAACGGGTCATACTCCAGTGGTACCGGTTGGTAGATGTCGTCTGCTACCTTGATCGGTGCTCCATCATCCAGGATTACATCGGGTGCGTCAGTCTGTGTGGCCTCCACTCTTGAGCTTGGTGCGTCGAACCGCGCTTGACAGTCCTGCTCCAGCATCGACACCAGTGGTGCCAACGTCAGTACCGCTATCGCTAGTAGCGTCTTCCACTTCATCATCTATCCCTCCATCTATGTAATCCCAGATTGGATTGGGTAGTGCCACGTCTACGAGCATCATATCGTCACCGTTTGTGCGGGATAAAGATCCGCCGACATTTGTCTGGAATATTCAAGGCGTTGAACGTGTACTCTGATGCGCCTCGATCAGAGGCCACGACCGCATCCTTCCCTGATGCTGGGCGACCTGATCCAGCACCCCATGGTCTATATGGCGGGTGCGCTATACCATGCGCGTCTACTGGAGGTTGCAAGAAGGTGCTGATGAACTTCCGCAGGTGCTGACAATGCTTGATGTCCTTGAGCACCTTGGTGATCTCCTCCCAGTTCGTGCGATGGTACTTAGATTTGATCTTCGCACGATTGTCATAGAGCATCAGTTTCAGCTTGGCCACGGCGTCTGCGTCGGTCGTGATGCGGCCATCTTTACGTTGTGGCGGCAGACCGTAGCCCTCTTCATTGTACAACAGCCAGCGGAGATCATGGGACGAGAGCAGGTTGAAGCCTTTGGTGGTCCACTTCTTGAGCTTCGTTTTCTGCTTGGTAACCTGCGCTTTCTTCTCGCGCATGCCTTCACGTTGGGGTGCCACGGCTTCGTAGATCGTGGCGCATTCGCATGCTGTGGTGGTAGCGAATCGCTTCTTACGCACGCCGATGTAGTCAGGGTGCAGCGGGCATGGGATGGTGACCGCTCGACGAGCGCCCGCTTCATAATAATCGTGTTCGTGTTGGAAGTGCTGGATCTCGATCTCTATCGCAGCGCTTTTGCTCGCGCACATCTCCTTCACAGCATCTTGGACCCGTGCCTCAGTCGCTTCGTATTCAGCCTGCCGTTCAGCGATCATCTCAGCCTGGATATCCGCATCCACTCTCAGCCCTCGAACCTCAAGCGCAGTGCATAGTGGTGCGACCGGGAAGATCTCTTCAGTAAGGAGGCGTTGCATCCCAGCAGCCGCTATCTCTTGACGTTGCGTTGGGAAGAGCATCCGCATATACATCACATCCAGCGCATTGTATTCAGGATCATCGTGCGCCATGTCCTTCCAATTACGGATGTGGTCTAGGTACAAAAGCGCAACGTGGTTCAAGCCTATTCGTAGGTCAGGATAGAGCGCGCTCGCAGCAAGCATCGTGCAATACGATGGGTGGTGCCAACGCACACCTAGAGTGTGAAGAGCTTGCACGTCTGCCATGTAGTTGTGCGCTACCTTTAGAAGGTCTGAGCGGGCGAAGTGCTTGGCCAGGACATCGACGTAGCGCTCGTGTGGAGCGAAGCTGTAGACGGTGTGCTCGTCGAGCTTGTCAGTGGTCAGGCCGATGAGATATGGGATGTGGTCGTCGATGTTGTATTCGGTGTCGATGAAGACGATGCTGGCTTCGGTGAGGACGCGGTCGAGTACGTCGGCCTTGAATCGAGTGACGACATGTGGCTTGGGGGGCCGTAGTTCGAGAGCACCCGTAGCGTAGCGTGCGATGCGTGCCACGATACGATCGAAGTGATCCCAGCCACCGCCCACCTTGGTTCGCATGATGCCGGCAGGGTGGACGATGGGGATCACAAGGGTATCGTCAGGTAAGTGTGTGGGAAGGCGGCGCTGCTTGATCGTGATACTTTCACCGATAGTGCTAGAGTGTATCACCCCTCCCGATTCGTTAGTAATGTCAGTTAAGCTCGTCAGTCTCCTTAACGCAACGCCGCCACAAGCCACGATCACTCGGGGAGACATGCGAGCCAGGTCGTCAGTGATGTTGTCCCACCAGGAGGCGCACAAGGTGTCACGGTTTTGAGCTGTGATCTTGCCCACGTTGATGGGGATGACGTTGTTGATACGAATGTCCTCAGCATCGATGCCATGGTTGCTGAGGTGGTGGCGCACACGTTTGCCTGAGACACCTACGAATGGAATGCCTCGGCGCTCCTCGGTCTGGCCGGGGGCTTCACCGATCCATAGTAAGGGGGCGGTGTAGGGGCCAACGCCGGGTACGTGTCGTTTAGTGCGTGGCATGGCTAGTCGTCCACCGATCCGTAGCCGTCGTCCATCGTGGCTTCTGCGTGACGTACAGCAGCAGCGTCGTCTCGCGCAGCTGCCATTCTCGCTAATGGAACCGTTTGTAATATCTGGAGCGCTACATATTGGTACAAACTGGTTAAGCTGACCTCCAGTTCATTAGCGATGCTCGCCAAGTCGTCTGCCAACTGGGTCATTTTGGGATTGAGTGCTTTGTTGATACGTTGAGATTGTGCAACAGGTTCAAACATCTCCCGGCCTCCCATGCTCGCGCACAAGCTTATTGCAAATGTCTCGCACCTCACACATCTTGTCGCACTTCGAGTGGTTCCACTGAGTCTCACCCACAAGCGGGATGCGTGCGGCGACCTCGGCACGAGCGTCACCTTTCACTTTCTCTTCATGCGGTGCGGCTTCGTATTCCAGACGTGCGCCTTCGTGATACGCGATGATCTCAGCCACGGTGTGGATGGCAGGTTTCTTCCCGTTCGCAGGCACTGTGTTGAGGATGGTGGCTTCGTCGAGGTGCTCTGCCCAGAGAGCGATGGGTGTGGCACGGGTATACCCGCCGCATGAGTGGTCGTCGATGGTGAGCACCACGTTGTCGGGGTCATAGCCTGCGTCGATAGCCCAAGGTTGCTGGTCGAGCAGCAAGCGGTTGATATTGAGCTGGATCTCGTCGTTCACCTTCGCTTCCCCGCCACGTTGGCCACGGAAGTTCACGCTGAAGTCGCATGGGAACTTGCTGTCGAGGATCTCGGTGACACGTTTGGTGCCGGGCTCGA